ACACTCAAGACCGTCAATGTAGACGGTGAACCACTGTCGGGCACCTAGTTGATGCCTTGCAATAAAAACCTTTGACTGTCCCATTATGAGCCTACCTTTCTTTGCTTGACTTCTTGTCTCGATGCTCGGGCCTTGGTCTGTGCATCTTGCACCATGCTCGGCAAGTTTGCAAGGACTAAATGCGCACCGTGTTTCAAAACGAGAGCATCGATCATTTGTTGCAAGTTCTGGACCATCACTAGGTCCTCGTTAAAATTCTCATTTCGAGGCACAAGCTTGATCACATTAGACTGTTTCATTTTGATCCTCCTGGTTTGTTTCACTCTTATCGGCAGAATCACTCGAAAACTTGAGGCCTATTTGCAAACAAAACTCCGACGCCGCGCTATACAGCTTGGCCCTTGCTTCGCGCATGGGACGCTGGACTAGTTCGGAGTCCATCGCTGTCAATGCATCGTCTTGACCATTGCCTAGACCATTGACTAGGGACTCGTCGAACACTGTCAAGGCCTTATCAATAGCGCGTTTCACTTCGGGGAGTACGACCGGCGTCAACTGTCCACGGAGTAGACGCTTGATCTCGACTCTTGCCTTGGCCCGACTTCGGATGTCTTCGGGTGTCAAGACGCGCCTTGACTCTAGTTCTTGATCGACGCTCGACTCGTTGGACAGCGCTCGAAGTAGGGTCTCAACTTGAGATTCGGAGAGGGTATACTGTTTCATTTTGGGGCGCTCCTTTGGTAGGTAGTAGGTTAAAAACCCCCACCGTCTCACTACGAGACGGCAGGGGAAACAAGGAGTTAGACTGCCTCATCCTGAGACAGTTCGGGGGTCTTAACATTGGGACGGATTGACTCGGGGATACCCAAGCGTTTCAATCCGAGAACTTTCTGTGCAAGAACTAGACCATCGTTCCAGTCGTCTCGACGACCGTCGGAGTGTACCTCAATGAGATCGCCTAGGCGGCGTTTCAAGATGATAAGACAAGCGACGACGACTGTATCATAAGGATACGCGTTGGTCTTACAAAAGTCTGGAATCTTATTCAGGGAGTAGCGTTCTCGAAGTGAGAACGACTCACATTGACCGACTCGGGATGAACCATTGACCTCAAGTCCACGATACAGACCAAGCGGCGCATGCGCTGAAAAACCAGACAGACCGCCGAACTCTTGGGAGTAGTACTGTATCACCTTGGTACACTCGATGATCGCTTTTTGATACGCTTTCTCAGTTTGAACCGCCTCACCACGAGGCGCTTTCTTGAATGTCCAATAATGTGTATATCCCATTTTGATACTCCTTTGTTTGCCCTGTCTCATTCCGAGACTAGGGGTTTGTTTTACTTCTTATCGGTCGATTGACTGAAAAACTTGAGTCAATCAGTCAACTTTCTCATTTTAATACATCACTCGTAGCATGTCCCATATAGGAACACAAGCAAAGACAATGCCAAACTCAATAGTTCCATTTTGATACACTCCTTTATGCTGCCTTGACTCCAAGCAAGTCCCAATCTGAGACACTCTCACCTGTGTCGTCCCATCTCAAAATGGTACGCCCACCGTGACCGTGTAGCAAAACGACATCTTGCCATGTCTCATAATGAGTCGTGGTTTTGATTTCTCGTTTTGATCCATCGGCCAAGTTTGCTTGGACAATCCATCTCATAATGGTACGCCCATCAGGTTGTGTCTCACCTTGAGCCACGACTCCGGTCCCACTAGTGCCGGTCAAGTCCTGAAGTCGTACCAATTTGAAACTGCGTTTCATATTGATACCCTCGTTTCGTTCTCATTAATTATTAATGCATGATGCATGCCACGACTAAGCCATTGAAAACATTCAGATCCCATATTGAGACTCTGTCGAACTTCTAGTCGCTTCAGCGCTGTCAAGTGAGTCAAGCCATTGATTCGACTCTGAAAAACGCTGTTTTGTCGATCTTCTCGACATGTCAAATAGTTCGACGCATTCAATCGGTCGGATTGACTGGACGCTGGACCGGACTCGACGCATTGACAGGCCTTGCAAGGCATCCGATTGACAGGCCTAGACTCTAGACCTTGACCGTCAATGCATGGCCTTGACGCGGCGTTTCGACCTTTGGACTCGACTCTAGACCGCTGGACTGAATGCCTTGACGCGCCTTGAATTGACGCCGCTGGACCTTTGAACGCGTCGCATGGCCTTGACTCGACCGCTGGACGCCGCGCCTTGACAGGACCGGACTCTAGACCTTGAACGCTGGACGGTCCAGCATTGACAGGCCTAGACCGTTCGACTCTAGTCTGGACCGCTGGACTCAAAAGAAAAAACCGTCTCATCCTGAGACGGCGGAGCACTTGATTAGAATGTTTCATATTGAGACGCTTAGGCTGCCTTTGCAACTGTCTCAATTTGAATCACAAAGCCGCTTGTGTCTTTTTTCGCTTGTCCCTTGGCCTTGAGTCCCACGAATGCGCCTAGACCGTCCGCTGGACGCATGTCTAAGAAACGCAAGTCGTGAGAATCACCGTCAATGATGGGACGACCTTGAAACGACTCGGGAAAATTCTCAGTTTGAAACACGGCGGCAACATTGAACCCCAACTGTATCGCTTTGAGACACTCGTCGTGGTTTGACTCACTTCGAGAAAATGTCAAGTGATAATTGGGTATCGGATTGAGACGCATCTTTTCGAGACGGCGTATCACTTTGGTATAATCATAAAACTGTATCGAGCTGAAACGCTCGAACACTGTCCGACCGTCGTCTGTCTTGATCACTGTCCAGTCAATGTCTGAAGTCCCATTGAGTCGAACGACGGCGGTCTTGCCTAGTTTCAAGGCCTTGCGTTCAACGGCGGTCAAGTCCTTGACTAGATCGGCCATGAATTCAGACCGTGAGTCAATAAAACGGCGTGTCTTTTTGAGACGGGCCTCTTGGATTGAGTCGAATCGACCGCGTCCCGCCGTGTTCAAACAAGCGGCGGCGCATCCCCTTGAGGCCATGGGACAGACATTGACGCCGCTAAGCTTATAAGGCGCTAAGTGTAGAATATAAGACAGAAAATCACCCATCGTCTCATTTTTAGCCGTTTTTGCGTTCGCGTGAGCTTCAGTTAATAATCTCATTTTGATACTCCTTTGTTTTCGGTCGTCTTGACCGTGTTCTTATCTCTTATCGGTCGAATGTTTTAAAACTTGAGGCCTGAATGCGAAAAAATCAGAAAAAAGCGCCCATCTCATTTTGAGACGAGCGCCGTATCAAATTAAGCCGCTGTGATCAAGCCCTTAGTCTCAATCTGAGACGCTAAGTCCCAAAGGGACCGATTGACTTGGACAGACCTGTCAATGGCCTGAATTCGACGCGCTGTCATGTTTCGAACGCGTCCGGTCTCATTGACTCGACTATAAGACAGACCGCCTTGCAAGGCATTCTCTTGAATGCGATTGAACACTGTCCAAAGGTCTCGACCTTGATCGTCCGACCGTCGAACGCGGAGCAAGTCTTGATGTCTCACAATGGGAATCACATTCGTATCATCTTGAGACGGCAAGATAAGTTTTGAGGCCTGTCTTGCAAACGACTCAATCTGAGAATCAGTGAGTTCAATCTTGGACCATGTCTCGATTTGAGACCCGATCTCTTGAGTCTGGACTTGAACACGATGCGCCGCGTCCAAGACCTTAGTCAATGCGTCGCCAACATGAACGACTCGAATTGACTCATAAGCCTGTCCCACAATGAGACCATTCGCACAGACCAAGCGGAAAATTCCCATCATGAGACGAAATGCTGAAGTCCCATCGTATGAATTTGAGACAATGATTTCCGGCGTCAATCCTGATAAGGCATTCAGCGTCAAGTCTGGATGTCTCAATCTGAGAAGATGCTTTTGATACCCTTGTTTTTCAGCGTTTCGAACGCGACTCGTTTTGAGACTTGCCACCGTATAGCCAGCATTCTCAAAATGAGACACTAATTGGGCTGTATTGACAGCCTTGTATCGTTCTGAAACATTAAAACCTTGATTCTTATCGAACACTTGAATTTGACTCATATTGATACTCCTTTGTTTCGGCGTCCGTTCATCGTCCGCCGTTCTTATCTCTTATCGGTCTATTTTCTCAAAACTTGAGGTATTCTGTCAAGTATTTTAAAAAAGTTAGTTGCCGTCCCATTCTGAGACATCAGCGCCTAGCGCCGTTCTCAATTGATCTAGTTCAGCCTTATAAGACAATGGCTCAAAATGATACTCATAAGCCTGTATCAGATCGATACACAATGCCTGTACTGTCTTAGAACGAGACACTTCCATTGCCTTAAGCGCCTTAGCCTTATAAGACATGTCCCCACCCATTGTCTTCTCATATTGAGACAAGGTGAGTTCTTCAGTGATCGCGTTCCATAATGAGGCACAAACTGCCTGTCCACGATTATTCTGTTTCATAGTGATACGCTCCTTTGTTTTGACCGTCGTCTTGACCGTCTTGCCTTATAAGAATGCATGCACGATGCCAAAGCTAAGTGCTTGAAATCACTGGATTCTCGTATTGAGAAAGTGTTGAACTTATAGTCAAATGATACCGTTTTCAGAATAGCCTAGTGAATTCAATAGCTTCAGCGCTGTCGAACTTATAGACAAGGTGACAAAAAAGGGCATGTTGTATCAGAATGAGATTGGTTCAATGCTGTCAATTATAAGGATTGATAAGACTGGACCGAATGCATGCCTAGTTTCAGCGCTGTCAATCGGACGCATTGGAACGACTCCAAAGGGTATCCGGTGAAACGCATTCAAACATTATAGAGAATTTTCAAAAAAAGAAAAACGCGTATCAAAATGAGACAACTCTCGATAATGTATATTATCGTGAATGTATCAATATGAGAATCCTTAATGATTACGGGGGGATGGGCTGCTTCCAGTGATCGGCCCAGACTGGGTGCTAAGGGGTCTCCCTCATAATTTTTTGAAAAATTGTATGTGACGCAGTGCGTCGATAATATTATTATCGTGAATCTAGAAGTTTTCAGGTCAAATATTTTTTAAATTTTTTTAAAAGTTCTCAGAAGCTAAATATTTGATTTCAGAGAAACTTTAGTGATAAAACGCTCCTAAAGGCATCACACTTTGAAGCAATATAGAATAGGGGTACAGTTCCGCCCCTGCGAGGAAAAGCGAACTGAAAGCGAACGGTGCGCTTCTAGGAGGCTACCGTATATTTATCCTGACTGTATGTATTTGACGCGTTGCGTTATGAAGCTAGGCTGACCCAGGTGCAGTACCGGATACAGGGTTTAGAACCTTCATCGGTGCAGACTGCCCATTTAGGAATATCCTCGTGCTTGATGAAGATCTGACCGCTATCGATCATCCAAGATCTGGTGTAGCCCATGTTCATCCAGCATCCGACAATGCCGAAGCCATCATCCTTCTGAGAAACTCCATACACCAAAAAGCACACATCCATGAACTTCTCGTGCTTGATCACATCGCCTGGTTTAATCTTGCTCATTTTACCCCCTTAAGCTTGTGATACACCCGTTTTATATGCCAATACTTGACACCAAGTTTATTCGCTACTTCTTTGTAAGTTAAACCAGCGTCAACTAGCTTCTTGACTTCTTTTGGATCTAATGTTTTTGATAGGTAAGCTGTTTGTATAGGTTTAACAGCTTCTTCAAGAGTTTTACCCTCAGATAACCTACGACGAACTAAGTTGTAATTTACATTTAAAGCAAGGCAGTAATCTTTTAAACAAAGCTTTTCACCATTTAATTCTACCAGGATATTACTTTTTCTATTTCTGGCTTGCTCTGCTGGCGTGGCCCATCTACAATTTTCTGGAAAGTACCCTTTCGTAGAATCCTTTCTATCTAAAGTGTGTTTTGGGGTTGGTTTTTTACCCATATCCTCCATAAAATTCTTGATATCTAACCAACGATCACAAACTTTAATACCAGCTCCGCCATATAATTTATAATGTTTTTGTGAAGGGTCTGTACATCTTTCAATCATTGATCTCCAAGATATATACTCACTAGTGCTACTAAAACCGTGTATTTTATAAGGCTCCCTAACGCACTTACATCTTACTTTATAAATATTAGTCCCTACTACATTAGCCTTTTCTCCACAAGAATTGCAAGAAACCAAAACCCTTCCTTTTGATAAAGCTTTAATTACAGTTCTATCATTTATAACTTTTCCAACTAAAGTCTCATACTTCTTCCGGTATACCCTCATGGCTTATTTCTCCATTCTTCCCTTAGCTTTACTCTTTCCATTACCTTCTGGTCTTTTACTACCTCTTCTTCCCACTGGTTTAGGTTTGGGTCAATGTAAACATCAAGTAAAGCTTGACAATATTGGTCAGGTAAACAAGGTGGTCGCATACCGGCTTTTTCGATTAGAAAGAGGATATCTTCGGCCATGTGTTTGGCTGCGTCACCGCCTACGGTTTTTAGGAGTTCTTGTCTGATGATCTCTCGCATCTCGGGGCGTTTCATACGGCCCCACTGGATCTGCTCAAGAAAGGGTCTTCGTCTTTTTCGGTCTCCGGTTCCCAGCACGCATAGTAGTGTTTGGGTTCGGAAACAGGTTTTAGGTCGGCTGTTGGAATCAACTGCTCAAGCGTGATGTTGGGCGGTTGCATGCCAGCGTCTTCAAGGGTAGTCAGGATGACATCAGCTTCTTTTAGCTCCGACTCTGAGAAGTTGGTTCGAAGACCGTGAAACCGGCCTTTTAAGAAGTCCAACTGATTTGCGATAAGTTTAAGCGCCTCACTTCGTTTCATACTTTTTCCTTATGGTTGAAAAGGGTCTAACCTCGTACCAAACCTGCTTGTCTGCAAAATAAGGGTGCGAGCAGTTCTGAAGCAATAAAAAGACCACATTGTCCGTGCTCACTGCAACTCGGTCAAGATAAGTAACCTTACAATCGTTCAGCAAGCCGTTGTCCATCTCGGTTCTAGAAAACTTAACGATCTCGACCTCATCGCCCCTTTCGAGGGTAAGCTGCCTTGCCAGTTCTCTATTTCTAATCATTAGTGGAATCTGTAGCATCCCCATGAAAGTTATAGACAGCGCTGCTGTCAAAAAAATCCACTTGTTCATAGCTGCTCCTTTTCCATCTCCCTGAATAGCAAGAAGATGATAGCTACCACCGATATCACATAGATCGTCAAAGCCGAAGCTACCGTTACATCACGGTCCACGAAAGCCCACAACATCAAGATATAAAAGAAAGTCCTACCTAGCAAGTACTTCATTTATTGACCTCAGTCTTGATACAAGCTTTTTTATAGTGATCTGACATTTCTGAAGCTCTTTTTTCGCATTTTTGCTTAGAGTCAAAAGTATTAACAAAGAGTTGGATCTGAGAGGTATTTAAACCGCTGATCAAAACTAAAACCCAGATACTCACGGCAACCTCTCAATCTCTTCGTTATGCTGCTTGATCAACTCATCTGCCATAGCCAAAGCAAGCTTAGCTATGTTTGAAAATTTATCAGTAACCTCAGAGTTTGCCAACATACCGGAAACAATCTCAGTTGCCATCATCAACCTAACCGGCACCCCTAAAGACTTACGCTTGATGGTTCCATCATCGTAATGTTCCATAGGTAGTCCTGGCTCTATAGGATCAAAAGGGTTTACCTTCACTGGCTTCTTCATGTCCGCACTCCTTTATAGATACTTGATCAATTCACTATACTATGCTTGTTCAGAAACCGCAAGCAAATATTCATAAAACATTGATTTGGCCCATTCTGAGTCATTTTGTGGGAATAGGTTTTTACAGTCTGGGCATTTTAAGGCAACGATACCATCATAGATACCAAGCATGCCGCCGTCGATACCAATCTCCCTGCGCCAGTGTGTACCTGAGTAGTGATGTGCGATGTCTTCTGGAATGGGTTCTCCAATCCACGAAACTTTGCACTTTGGACAGTTATCCATCTTGCCTCCAACCTTTACCTGGCTCTACGACCTCAACGAGCTTTACCTCAACCTTTACGACGCCGCACTGCTCAACGCACTTGCGGTGATGCTTTAAGTCTTCAACGCTGGGATAAACGGTTGTTCCGCCAAGAGCTTCTCCCACTTCCCAGTTGAAGTCAGTTGCACACATGTATCCGTACTTAGGCTCGTCCATTTTTCAGATCCTTTTCTTTCTTGTAATCCTTCAGTTTCTTAAGCAACCTTTTGTAGGTTTCTTTGCCCATAGCCTTGATGAACTTATCTCTGTGTCGCTTCATGTTAGCGATATCATCTTCTACGGTAAAAATGGTTAAGTTACCACTCCCCTTCATTTTCCTCTCCATAGTACTTCGCTGCTGCCATGCAAAGATCTTGACCAAGCAGTTGATTACCGTTTTCCCAAGGTGTCATCTCTTTTGCTTCTTTAACGGTGATGGCGTGAGCTAACTCTTTTAGCATGTACTCTTTATCTGCCATCTCTTCAAGCTTGTTGCGTTTTACAAACTCTGGGTTTGCTCGGGTGAACTTGCGTGCGAGAGCGCGGTAAGAGTGTAAGATTTTTCCGCAACGAAGCTCTTTGATCATCGCAAGCTCAGCTTCTGTGTAGGTGAAGCCATCGTGTTCAAACACTACTTACCTCCCAGTTGTGTGCTACCAAGATCTAGCTCATACTTTAAGATGTAGAAAGAGGTACTACCCCAGTCATCATCAGCGGTTTGTTTTCTCCAACCACTCGGAGCATAACGCTCAAACTTTTTTGGGTAGCCTTCAAAACCATAATGACTAATATACCTGTTCGCCTCGGCTTCAGCTAAGGCAAAGGTAGAAAAGATACCCAAAGTGTGTGTCCACTCATCTCTTATTTTTTGAACGAGATACACGCTTCTTTTTTCTTTTGGGGAGCGCTTTGCCATTGTTTACCTTCTTTCTTTGTCGCTTGCGATCACGAGCCAAAGCCTTGTCAGGATAGTACATAGCCATCTCAAGCTGCTTTGCTAGTCCCATCATCGGAGTTTCTTTTACAGGCTCGACTTTTACGATGCACTCATCAGTTTCACCTTCAATGTACGAAATACAGTCATTAGCTAGGATGGTGAAAAAGAACGGCCCAAACATGTAGATAGTACATCCAGAAAGGCATTTAGTATCTTTCTGAAAGCTGTACCAACCAAAAGGTTTTACCAACCCAAACTCATACTTACCGATTCTCATGCATCCTCCTACCAATTCATCTCTTTTAAATAACTAAGAGCTTGCTCTCCCGAAAGCTCTTCGTTTGACCAATTAAAAACTCTAGGGTTCAAATCTTTAACCAAACGCTCCATATCAAGGTGTGAGTTCTTTTCGTGATTCAAGAACCAGTAATCTCGCACCTCTTGATCTTTCCAAACATCAAGAACTTCTCCGTACAGAAGATACTGATTAAGAAGCTCTTTCGTCCAGCCGTCGTGCTTGTAAAAGCGAAGAGCTAAATGACTAGACTGAATCCTGAGTTGGCTCACACTTTCCTCAACTCATAGAAAGAGTTTTCAGTTTCAATTCGGAATCCGTTTTTAATTTTTTTACAGGATTTCACTGGGCTAGTCTTAAACCAATTAAAACCGCGACTCTCGTAGCCAACAAGCCAAACTAGGCAACCCTCATCAGTGTTGACGCCTACAAGCTCAAACTCACCTTCTTTAATAGCAACCATAGCATCTGGATAACCAAGGCTAGATTCTTTTTTGGCACCAGTTTTTACTAAAGAGTAAGAAACCCCATAGTCTATCTGATCAAGGCCAATAAGAGTTGCTACCCTTTTTACTTGTGACTTAGGTGCCGGACTGTCTGGATGAATCTTCATAAACCCTCCTGTTTTTGACAATACTACTTTTGACCTAGCTGGTCAAGCAAACCTTTTGCAAAAATATAAAGTGCCGTCTCAGGTACCGGATACTCGTTCCAAACATCCACGCCAACATTAATCATAGGAAACTGTCCCAAACTGGGATCAGTGTATAATTTTGATCGCCAGTGTTGGTGTACATGGCCGTGTACAAGGACTTGATTTAAAATAGTTGGCTTTGGCCTGATCTCCATAAATCGAGGAGTATACTCGCTGTTTGGGTCTTCTTGATATGGAAGGTGGCAAAGTTGTGCTGCAATCTTGTCTTCTTCTGCTGCGTGCTCATTAAGCTGCAAAACAGTAGAAAACTTTTCTGGCAAGATAATGAATCCAGCATCTTCGTAAAGCTTGAAGCTGTTTTTCTTTTTCTCTTCGCTTTTCTTATAAACTACTGAATGGCATTTATCGTGATTGCCAGGAATAAGATAAACAGTACCGTTAAGGCGCTCTCGAACTTTGATAGCCCTTGTGTTGAGGGAGAAGTCACCAAGGTAATATACCTCGTCACTCGGTTTAACAACCGTGTTCCATTTTTCAATAAGAGCTTCATTCATCTCCTCCACGCTTGCGTATTGCCTGTTAGGGCAGTACTTAAGAATATTTGAATGCCAAAAGTGATGATCGCTGGTGAAATGTCTCATACATACTCTTCTTTTGGAAAATTAGTTAGTGCAAACTTTCCTTGTAACTCAATACACTTCTTATCATAAACTCTTGCAGCTTCTTCGGCGGTATCAAAAGTTCCAAGATTATAAGCCTTTCTACTGCCGTTAATTCTTGTCTCTATTTGTGCAACGAATTTGTCTTTCTTTTTAGGGTGGCGCGTGACCCCTTTAAAACCAGTAGAGTTTCTTGTGTGCTTTTTTCTAAATCTATTGTTTTCGTCGCGGTGAATAAGCTCCAGATTCTCCCTGCGATTATCAAAAACATTATGATTTTTATGGTTTACATGGTAATTATTATCACCATTATGATTCAGTATTAGACGGCCAATATAAACCTTTTTGCCGTCTTTGTATCCGCGAACTTTTTCGTAAGTCCCACTATCGCCAATCTCTACATACCATTTATAAGAACTTACTAACTCAAAGTCCTCATCATCTACGATAAGTTCTCTACCTTTAGCGCGACTACCATTGATTTTAACAGTCTTCATAAAAACCCTCCCATAGCTTCTTCTTGTTGAAATGATGCCTGATGACTACCTTACCGTCAATAAAAATTACAACTTCGCCTCGTAATGAGCCATATCGGTGACTAGTCTTTGTAAAACGACCAACCACATCTTCTATCTCATCGGGAGCTAAGCCTGTTATCTCGCAAGCTCGCTCTAGGTTACTTTCGTCCGATAGGTAGAAGGTCTCTGTTATCATCGTTCAGCCTCTTCAGAAACATCTGGAATCCATTCATCATCAGTTTCAGATTCGTCATCCATTCCGGCTAAACCTTTGGTCTTTCGAAGGCGTGCGATAACTCTTTCGAATGGTTCTTGTAGCAGGTGGCAAGATTGAATAATCTCTTTTAGATCATCAATACTCATGCCTTTGCTGCTCTTAGACCAAAGCTCAATGTGAGGGTAATCTTTACCCAGCTTGACTTCAAGGTAATAGCGTCTAGCAGTCAAGTTAGGAAGCTTGATTTCCACGGTTTGTGAAAATCGACCTGGACGAAGAAATCGCGGTGGTACTTTTTGAATGAAGTTTGTAGTTCCCAAGCAGATCGTGTTTGGCCGTTGCATCTGACCATCGAGGAATACTAGAAGCTGGTGCTCGTTTCGAGCGATCATCTCATCGATCTCTTCAAAGATCAAAACTAGCAAAGAGTCTGGGTTAGTATCCTTAAGCCAGTTTAGGATAAACTCCAGCATCTGTACACCGTCGGCACCGGCTTGCGCAGTCTTTCGGTCGATGAAGATGCAGATTGCTTCGTTGTCTTTAACGGCAGCTTCAGCAATACGGTTTACCAGGCAGGTCTTACCACTTCCAGGTACACCGTACATCAGCACATTTCGTTTGTACAAGAACCCAAGATCCTCATACCCCTGACGAACCTTCAAAAATCGACCCATAACTCGCAAGATTTCTTGATACTCTGCGTTTGGCAGATCAATCAGCTCATCATGCTTAAGCTCAGTCTCGTACAGGTAAACCTGCTTTCTCTCTAGGTCAAAATCAATACGGTAGATACCTGGCAGAAGCTCATCCTGCTTATTGTGTACCCTTCGTGTGATGTAATACTTGTCGTTCTCTTTTGAGTAACCGTCGTAGCTTCTATCTTTCTTCATTTATTACCTCGATCCTAAAATCATAATATACTTAACTATTTCTGTCAAACATTAAATCCAGCTTTTCTTAGTTGCGCACGCTCGTAGGAAGAGATTGCGGCTAAGTAGAACTGTTCGTAGTCTCCATAAGAAACTAGGTTCTGTTTCAAAAGGAGACGGAACATGTTCTCAACTTCGTTTAGAACGAGTTGATCGGCGTTTGGCACGCTTGGCCAACCTAGGCTTTTTAGGTGACTTTCCATCACTGCTTTTATCTGAGCTTTTCTTTGTGGCGTCATTGTCTTCCCTTTCCCACTGAAGGAGTTTTGTGGCAAGGATTACATTGACCACCGTGTTCTGGTCTGTGCCTGCAAGTCTTGCAACATCTTTAATAAAATTGATTGTCTCTAGGTCCAGCATTACCTGGACTTTTACTCTGTTATCTTTCATGAAGGCTCCGTTGGGTCGTACCCATAATCGATCTTTAACTCGGTTCCTGCTGGAATATTTTTTAAAGCGTATACTTCGAGCTTAGGAAATCCATTTTCGTCAGTCGTAGGTTCATAATCGCAGTTAGGTCTAGTGGAGTGGTTGATAAGCGAGCTTTTACCTAAAGCGATGGCACAGCACATGAAGGCGTCTTCATACGCAAAAGCGTATCGCTTGATCACCAACGACTTATCGTAGTCGTTTGCCGGAAGCAATAGAAGATCATCGACCAAAACGGTTTGACCTTTTTTAATCGGGCGAGTCGTAAAAACTCCCCTGCCGAACTTACTCTTCTGTACCTTTACCATGCTTCTCCAAAATAGCTAGATAAAGCTCTTCTAGCTTAGCTAGGGTTCTGTCTAAAGTTACTTCAGACTCTTCGTAGAAATCGTCAGACTTAGTTACGACCCCTACCACTAATAGCAGTTGATTAAACCTTAACTGATCAAAAGTTTTTGCAGCTTCAGTGAGATGCTTTAACAACTCTAAGTTTGCTTCTTTTCTTGTCACGCTCTACCTACCAGTCTAGGCGTGACTCCGATATAAAGAAGTCCACCATTCTCATCGCAGATCATGTATCTCTCACCTGGGTCCAAACTAATCTGGCACCAAAGTCTAGCTTCTTCCACTGAAGGGAAAAAGCTCTCTCCGTGAGCCTCTTTAGCGTCCTCAAAGTTTTCACCCATGATTACGACATAAAGTTTCATTCAACATGCTCCGCCTGTACCCTCATGAGCACAGCGTCATGGTTAATAGGATCTGGATCTGCGCTTACGATCTTGATGAAGCGCAGCCCAGTATTCTGCTTTTCAAACATGAAACGCACAGCAACTTCCGTGTTGTAAAGGTCGTAACAATTTTTTACATCCATCAAGTCACTAGTAGTGACTCGGAAATCTACTGTGACGCTTCGCATTATGCCTCCACGCCAAGTTCGCGCTTGATGATTCGACTGATGTAAGATCGGCTGACTTTACGACGAAAGCGACGAGCAATCTTAGCTACGCTGAAACCCTCGCAGAACAAAGCAACCATCTTCTCGATCTGAGCAACAGTCAATCCGCGCTTTTGAGTCTTAGGATACTTTCCTGCTCGGATAGGGCGCAAGTTAACTACTCGGTTATCGGCGCTCTTGCGATTCTTGTGCAAGATGACCGTGTTCGTCAAAAGCTTAGAAATCAAAGTGCCGGTTGCACCTTCATTCAGTGCCTCTCGAACAGCGATAGCACGAGCTACTACCAGCTTCTTTCCACGATACTGTACAACAGTGTAACCATGTCGATCACTGCCTACAGTGCGGAACTTGCCGTCTGAGCCTTTCTTTTGAACTGTTCCGTTTTTCAAGAAACGATAGCTTCGATCTTGAGCAAGCTTAACTAAAAGCTTATTGTTTTGTGTTGATGTGACCATAAATCCCTCCTTATGGGTTTGTTATTAAAACTCTTCTTCTTCCTCGTGTTTGTTGCGCTGTTTAGGCGCAGCAAAGTTAAATCCAATATCAGAAGGCTCTAAAGCTTTAGCCTTTTCGTTTTTGGCTTTCTTGTAGATTGCCTCTTTAGTAATCTTGTTGAAGCTTTTTAGCTTGTAAACTTCAATCGCAAAGTTACCATCAGCATCTGTTCTACTTCCCACCTTGCGAAAAGTTTTAGGTGGCGTTTCGTAGTTCCAACTTAGCTCTGAATCTCCGATACCTTTAACCTTGATCATCTTGCCTCCTCCTTCTGTTCTAACCGCTTAGGTACCCTGATGTCAAACAATTTAATAAAAAAGTTTTCAGGTGTCTCAATACCTAACACAACATCACTCATGGCTGATTTGTAACCAGTATCGTACCCACGATTCCATGCCTCAAGATGAGACAGCAAAAGTATCAAACCTATAATTATTGACAAATATACTAGCCTAATTATTCTTTTCATGGTAGAGTTTTCCTATGACCGTTGGTCCTTTAGTATTGGCATTATGTTTAAACATTGAATCGCAGTATGAACCTGCTTGTAGAACTGCGCTTGAACAAGCTGCCGTACAAACAGGCATAGAAGCTGGTTTAGACACTACACGCAGAAAATGGGAAAAGAAAGCCATACAGTATATCAACCCTTCGATGACTGCCCAAGTGATAGGCGGTGCGGCTGTGTACATAGTTCGTTTTGCAAATGGACAAAACGCAACATTCGCAGTACCAAATCCAACTAGGATCGGTGCTACATCTATGACTATCGGTAAAGAGGAAGTTGGCGTAGTTTGGCGCATAGACTTTTAAGACACAATCCAGCTTTTACACTGTTGAAGTAACTCTGCCACAAACTTTTTATTGTTGAGTTTTCTGTTGCGTCCAGAGGGATGCGGTAGGCAGAAAAAATTGGCAACGCCAAGATGCGCAAGAGCTTTTTTGGCTTCGTTGCCTAAAGCGATGATCTTATAACGACCAAGTGTAGCTTGAATAACTAGGTTATGGAACGAAGGGTCAACTCTATTGATCATGACGATTTTAGAGTTTTCCAATCCCATAGCCTTTAACCACTGCTGAATAGTAGTAAAAGACTTGGTGCCTACAAAAGCGACATTAGGATCTTTATTCTTACTAGAGGGTTTGTCGCCCACCAAAAGAATCTTAAGCATCGTAATGTCCACTTCCTTCGCCGCCCTCATCGATACGAGATAAGCGAACTTGCTCTAGAAGAACCGTGTGAAGCTCTACATACGCTCCAATTGCTCCCCTGATTACTTGTTTGATATTCTCGTCCTGCTCGGTATTAAGCTTTTCTCTCAAACCGTCTACAGCAGTTACTAAAAACTGTAACAAGCGAAGGGCCGAAAACTTATCTTCTGGTTTTACAAGTACTGCATCTTTCATGTTCACCTCTCTAAAAATGTTAGACCGTTTAAATGGTCAATCTCGTGTAAAATTATCCTCGCTTGTAATCCAGAAAATTGCTCTTCTCGAACTACATTATCTAAACCTCTATACCGAACTGCTATAGTTTCATAACGCTTTACATGCTTGTATAGCTTTGGAAAACTTAAACAACCCTCAAGTCCGCCCTTTGTTTTTGGAAGCTTGTTCGTAACAAAGGGGTTAAACATCACCAAAGGTCCTGTACCATCATCTAGAACTATAAGACGAATCTCAAGGCCGACTTGCGGAGTTGACAAACCAACACCCTTGCTTTGATACATGGTACGAAGCATCTTCTCCGCTATAGCTTTATGCTCGTCAGTAATCCAATGTACCTCTTCCGTAAGCTTCTTTTTAAGCCTGGGGTCTGGGTGCAGGACTAGCTTGTAAACATCACTTTGCTCCACGGCGCATAGTCTCCAAAAGCTGCTCTAGCACCTGAACCGTCATCAAAACATCTCCATCTGCAGTGTGGGCCGCTGAAGTATTGATGTTAAAGTGCTCGGCCACAGAAGACAGGCTTCCTGACACTTCGCTAGGAATCAATCCTGCAGCGATGCACGCACGAGTGATGGTACCTGTATCCAAGGTTCGATAAGATACAAACTTGTTCCAGGTATTCTTGCTCATCAAGTGTTCTTGAATCTTCATGATGTCAAACACGACATTGTGGCCGACTGGAATCAACTTTGTACTTCCTAGGATGCTGTTGCCATTTAAGAATGAGTAAAGTTTTGTACCTGCCTCTTTGTAGGTAATAGCTCGCTTGTCGTGAGTTTTAAGATCGATTCCATTTACCTGCAAAGCTTGGCCTGTAACGATGTACTGACCGTCATCAGGTTTAACCTCTAGGTAAAGGTTGTCAAGCTCTTCAAAGTTCTCGTTCAGAACCATAAAGTAAGCAGTAAGTAATGAGGTACCTTCGAATCCTCCAGTTTCAGTGTCAAGTGCTAGGTATTTCATGATGTGCCTTTCTTAAAATTTCAGCTTTAGTGCTGAAGAGTTTTTAATTCCATCTCGTTTCTTATCGTAAGATCCCAAAGTCGTAGTGATACTTGCGTGACCGGCAAAGTCAGCGACATTTCGCGGAGACTCACCATTTTCCAGTAACTGAGAGATTGCTGTGGCACGGCATGAGTGTGGAGACACCCTGCGAGTAACCCCAGCAAGCTTTGCGTACTTTTTTACGGTATTGAAGATGGTGTGGTCTTTAACGCCAAGCAAAGAGCCAAAAGGTCTCGCGGCTGTTTGATAGTTCACCAAAGCTTGTTGAAGCTTGGGATGACAAGGGATCATCCTGAACTTTCCGCCTTTACCAAAAACCCTGATGACCATCACGCCATCCATCAAAGACAGATCTGAATCTAAAAGTTGAGCGGCTTCAGATCGACGAAGGCCAGCAAAGAATAAGAGGCTAAGTATCAAATGATCCCGAACATCGCGCTCGGAAAGCTTGAGCATCTTTTTGACTTCTTCATCGGTAAACGCCTGAGTAGGATCTTTAACAGAGGTCTTGGGAAGCTTTACGCCTGCAAATGGGTCGGTGTTCAGTACGCCTTGTCCTCGCACGAAGTCTGTAAAGCTCCTGATAGCCGACATCTTTCGATTAATAGAAGCCGGAGCCAGTCCAGAAGCCACTAGCGAGTCTCGATACTCTAAAACATGCTGCCTGGTGATATCCGTGGCCTCGTTAGGTCCAAACCCCATAAAAGCCTGAAGATCCTTCTGATATGCCTTTCGGGTATTCTCAGAACCTAACCCCATCAAGAACGCGGTGACATAGTAATGTATTGAAGTTGTACTTGGCACCACTGATAAACCTTGCATAAAAACCTCCCTATATTGATCATCACATACCCTAGTAATTCAGTCAAGAATTATTTTAGGTGCTCCATTGAGATGACCATATCGGGGGTTTCGTCTTCATCTTCTTCGTTTTGCTTCTCAAAGGTAACTTCGTAGCCTGCTGCGATTAAATCAGCTTTAGCTAACTTAGCGCCCCACATGAAGTCGTCTTCAGCTATGGGAACATAAGCTCGTACTACGCCGTCTTCTACCATCTTTTCGATGGCCATCTGAGCCTGAGCTAAGATGTTAGCTTTTACGGTTGCTTTACGCTTAAGGGCGTTTTTCTTAGCTTTTTCGATTGCTACTTTTGCTTGTGTTAGCTTAGCCATTGGCTACCGCCTTTCTTTTTTCGCGGTATTGGTTTAAATCGATCACTTCAGCAAAGGGTTGAGGGACGATCTGATAAAACCCATTCTCATCAGGCTTCTCCGAAAGAACGCCTATAGAGCCGCAGTGCTCACACTCATCCTGATGTACAACTCCATACATTGAGTGTTTTGGAACTTGAATCCATTTATGCTTACAGTTTTTTGGGTCCATGTGATCTCCTCCTAAGATCATCGTGCATGATAATGTCAGGTTAGTCAAGAATTATTTTAAGAAGACCTCTCGTTCTGAGCCATGCTTGGGTGGCTTGAACATAGCAATATGTCCTAAATTGAGAATCGTCCATTTTTAAAGCTCTTGGATCAAGATCAACATATAGCTTTATAGCTAAAGAGCGAATTTGCTCTAAGTCGTTCTTAGTCATTACTACCCTTGGGTCGTTGTTGCTGGGCTGGTCCATCCCAAAGCCTCCCCGATAATTGGTAATTCTTTTACGAAGAGATCTCTGATGGCCAAAGCAATTTCTTGATGCTCTTTTTGAGTACCGTTTCCACAGCGTAGCTGGAGATAATGAATCCAACTGCGAATAGAACCGTTCATGTACAGGCGCGTAGTGGTAGACAAAGGAAGAAGGAATCTTGCTTGCTCCTTAGCTACCCCTCTTGCCAAGGCCTGTTTATACTTTTCCATGCACTGCTTATTATGTTCTTCTTGCAGCCATTGAAACCAATCCTTATCGTGCTGCTCCATATCATCATTCGAGTTTTGGCGATTTTTTGGATCTTGTGATCGGGCTTCGTAAACTTCAATGCTCTGGGCTGCTGCGTACCTTTGTGAAAATTCTTGAAAAGAGAACGAACGGTGTCGCAAGATCTGAGCAGCGATTGCTCGTGAGGTTTCAATCTCAAATACCATATTCGCCATCTCAAAGATAGAGACATGACCATGCTTCAAGCAGTAATCCAAAAGCTTAGTATTACCAGAAGTTTGGTTTGCAGGATTAGAAACTCTAGCACAATACATGATCAAATTTTCTGATCCAACTGACGCAAGTTCTTTTTTAAGATCTTCGTCGCAGATTATAGTTTTAGCTATTAGTCGGACTTTCATCCACAACCTCGTATTGCTCTTTTAAGATCTCAACTGCCATAGCATAAGCTCCGTTTCTAAAATACCAATGCTGCGTATTTAAGTGCGATTCTTCGCGAAGGTTATGCTCTTTTCGAGTCAAACGCTCTGCAGCATCCATAGTTAGTTTTAAAAAGTCAGCTTTACTAATCTTCTTTTTCATACTTCCTCAATCCCACCAGCACTGGTGATACTTAGCCATAATATTAAAAAGCCATCGAACATCTCGCTCTCTTTGAGCATCATCTAACTTGTAAGCAATTCTAAACTCCTCACGCTCTTTAGCTTTTTCTTCTTCTGTAACTGCGTTAGGCCTTTTAAACTCAACTCGGCTGGCACCGTTGGGTATTTCTTTACCTTCTTCATCAGTTCGGTGCCAAACCCACTCACAATCTCCCCACTTCTTATTATGGAGATCCATAAAATAGTGATAGTCTCTAAAATTAATCTTTTTTAATAGCTTGATACAAATTCGCAGGCTTTGATTAGTGGTTTTATCTGGAACATGATGTCCGTTATCAATCTCTTTCTTCATTCTTTTTAACTTAAACTCAATAAGCTCCAGCAAGTAACCGTAATCCCAGTCGTAAGAGTTCCAACCGTGAACTGCGAAATCAAAGGATCTTTTTACTTTTCGTAGAAAAGATCTAATGGTCCCTGTCAAGTCAGAGATCTTATCCCTAAGCCAGCCCTTTGACTCCCAGAAATTATTTGCGACCGCTTTGCTATTAAACATTTTCAGCCTCCCATTTACGCATGTCTACAAAAACGCCATAAACTCTGCGGTGCATTTTTTGATTATCTTTGTTTAAAAGTGTAGTATCAAACTGAGCCATCACAAAAGGAACTTTTCTTGACGAAAAGTGGTTAGCCCAAAATTCAGCATCTTTTCTAGATGTGCAGACTTCAGACCACAGATTCGAATTAGTAATCTTGATCTTGTCAGAATCAGGAGATTGAATCAAAATCTTCAGATTATCCATTTCTTTTAACCCCTCGGGTGTCTAGTCTTAGATTGTATAAAGCTGCCCTAGTTACTGAGCCAGGTTGACCGTCGCCAATTTCTCTTCCATCAACCTTAATGATTGGAACCACTTCTACATAAGTTCCAGTCATAAAAAGTTCATCTGCCGTGTAAATATCTGCTTTGGTTAATCTGCGTTCAATAACTTGATAGCCAGCTTCTGAAAGCTTACTTGCTACATACATGCGAGTCAAGCCAGAAAGTATCGAGCCTGTCTGAGGTGGAGTAAATACTGTTTTATTCTTGACCATGAATATATTTGCGACGCTAGCTTCCACAATGTAACCGTCGTTATCACAAAAAAGAACCTCGTCTACACCCTCGAACTCATGCTTGCAGTTGTGAAGAACCGCATAGTTTGAAGTAGTTTTAGCTTGCATCTGATACTGAGGATAGCCGCGAGGAGTGGCTGAAATTCTAGCTGTGATACCTGCATCCTTATTGGATGCGTTTAGAGGAAACGCGTAGATGTCCATGTTTATGGCAGAAGTCTGTGCTCTGACCGATTCCGCATCTTGAGTTGTGTAAGCAATTGGGCGAAGGTAAAGATCACCTCCACCACAAGATTCTACAAGCTCATTACAGGCCTTAATAAGCTCCGCCTCAGTGTAAGGAATTTTTATGTTTAAGATTTTTGCTGAGTTAAAAAGTCGTTGAATGTGCGGAGCTAAAAGCCAAATCTTAGTTGAGCCGTCTTCTTGTCTGTACGCCCTAATACCTTCCCAAACAGCAGGTGCGCCATAATGAAGAACAAAGTTTAAACTATCTATTGCTGTTTTCTTAGATGAAATAGTTCCGTTTGACCAAACGCGCATTTGAGATGCGCTTTTTTGTCTAAGTTTTTGAAACTTTGCTTTTAATCCGCCGCTCACATTTCCTCCAAAAGCGTGCTGATCAGACGCTACTCTGATTGTGCTTGAGGGTTTACAAGCTTCTGTCATGGCCGGTGTACAGCCCCACGACCCCTTTTGTTAAGCAAGGTTCCGAAGTTAATCGCTAGCACCCCTACACTTAATCGCGTGTCTCCAGTAAACCGCTCGCTACCCACCACGGATTTTCACCGTGCCAAAGCCTCGTCCGTTTACAGCTTTCCACGCCGCAGCACATGACCAGTTTGGACTGGATTCAAAAATATGTCAAGAAAATTATTAAAGGGATTCTAAAATCTTAAGAAGGCGATCTGCCACATCTTTGGGAGTTTTTACTGTGTGTTGAGCAACTACCTTTTCAGAAAAGAATCTTGTCAATTTGTTGCCCATTCGATCATTTTTAAAAACTTCATTGTTTTTGCTTAAGAATTCCTCAGTAAAATGAAAAACCACATAATCGTTGTATTGCTTGCGGTATGTAACGGAAACACCTTGAACTTTTCGTATAGGACTGACCTGCTCAGTTTCTTTAGGAGTTAGGAACTTAATCTTTGTAAAGCTCGTTTGAAAACCAACATGAAGAGTCTTTCCTAAGCCTTTAATTACAAAATCGCTGGCGGAAGTTACTTTTTTTCTAGTGGCTTCAGACTGGAATACTCGGTCTTTATCAGAACCGGAAAGCTCAAACTCTACACCTTCAGGAAGAGCTTTGTTGATTGCTTTAAGGAATTCATCTTCTTCCTTCCAACTTCTACGAACAAAGCTTTCATATTCTTTTTCTGATCTATTGTCCCTGTGATAACTCATTTTGATAATTTCGCAGGTTTACAGGTCAAAGTCAACCTATTTTGACCTTTTCGTAGGTCAAAGTGCTTGGCGGCGGAACTTCGTCAACTTTGGAATTTGTTTTAAAGATTGGCTTTCCCTATTTTGATTAAATGAGAAGCTAGCTTAAGTTGAATAAGCTTAAGTTGAATAAGCTTAAGCTAGTAGCTTATTCATATAGGTTATTAACTATCAGATAGCTTACATATACAGAAGCTAATATATTATTACCACCGATTTACAGCACTGTCAAGCTCCTAGCGTATCAAATTATGACGCATACCGTCAAAAGTTGAGAGATTTTAGCAACTTGACTAAATTGCTTATTTCGTCTAAATTTGAGACATGAGTGCAAAGATCGTACACAAAGATGCTTGTAGATGTCAGGAAGATCCTGATGCTTGGTGGGTAAACTCCCCCGAGCACTACAATTGCTTCTTTACCTACATGCGTTTAAACACTCGCCCTCACACCCTAGCGGAGATAGCAAAGCTACTAGGAATGTCCATAGCTGCGGTAACTTCCATAGAGAAAAAGGCCATAGTTAAAGCAAAACGAAAGCTTGCAGAGCTTGAGAAAGTAAAAAAGCTCACTGGCTTGTGATAATCTATTTCTTGAGGCGTTAAAAACTCACGCCCGAGGTCATTTGTGTCTGAAGATAAAATCATTAAATCTTTTCAATTTCATATCCCAGTAGAGATTGAAAAATCTAAAAACGCTGATGGTGATGAAGAGTGGTCGATCAAGGGTATCGCATCTACACCAGACGCGGACCTTCAAGGTGAAGTAGTTGACCAAAATGGTCTAGATATCTCCTTGTTAAAGGCTGGTCGGGGGTTGTTTAATGTCGATCACCAGAAAGGACCAGAGAATGTAATTGGTCAGATCGAAGAAGCTGACTTTATTACCCACGAAGGTCAAAAAGCTCTGTTGGTAAAAGGCTACCTATTTAAACATCAAGAAAGAGCTAAAGCTTTCTATAACATCTTGAAATCACTTAAGAAAAGCACTGGACCTCGCGTACACATGAGCATTGAAGGAAAGATCTTGCAGAGAGATCCAGTCAATCGCCAAGTTATTCGAAAAGCAAGAATCGACAAGGTAGCTTTGACTTTGGACCCTGTAAATCCATTCACCTATGTAGACCTTGCAAAATCATTGGCATCTGGTAAGTTGGAAGATATTCCAGAGCCAGCATACATCTCCGCTGAGAAGTCAGAGCTTGAGAGCATGATCCAGGGAGCAGTAGAAAAGGCGCTGGCAGCCGGTGCAGGTGGCACGAAAGCTCCTGCTCAACGAACAGGTGGCGAAGCGATGACGAAGGAGTCGTTAGACGCTAAGCTCAAGCATATTGCCAAAAAAGACAAAAAAAGTCAAAAACGAGTGTTAAAATCAATCATGCAGCGCTTATGTGAGTTGCATCCTGACGAAGATCCAGTTGATCTTTTGAAGGTTCTCGCATCGAGGCTCAAGAGCATTGAAGGAGACGAAAATGTCGGAAGCTAAAAAGAAAATGACTGAAGAAGAAATTCTAAAGTCAATCGATGCGATCATCGATGAGACTCTTGGAACTGAAGAGCAACCTGCTGAAGAAGCAAAAGAAGAAGTTGCTAAAAGTGAAGAGTCAAAAGATACAGACAAGGACGCTAACGGCGGAAAAGACAAGATTAAGTCTGGTTCTCCGATGAGCGCAGAGCAAGCTGAAAAAGCTAAAGCTAAAAAGTCTGAAGATGAAAAAGAAGAAGACGAAGAGGACGAAAAAGAAGAGTCCAAAAAGTCTGAAGAAAAAGAAGCTGATCTTCAAAAAGCTGACAAAGAAGCAATGAAAAAACTTGCTGATAAAGAAGCTAAAGAAGAAGTAAAAGAGCACGAAAAAGAGAAGCACAAGAAGAGCATGAAAAAATCTATCGAAGAGCTTTCTCAAGTTTTGGATTCTGAAGAGCTTGAGCTTATTAAAGCTTGGCGCGAAGAGTCTGAGCAAGCTGAAAAAGAAGCTTCTACTGATGTTGCAAAGTCAGTTGTTCAAGCTGTCAGTGCTCAAATCGAAGACCTGAAAAAAGCTTTCGACGCTCGTTTGAACGAGAAAGACAGCTTGATCAAGTCTATGTCTGATGAAATTAAAAAACTTTCCTCACAGCCAGCTCACAGCGGCCAAGCAGTAAGTACCCTTGAGACTCTTGAGAAAGGTGGTTCTAGCGAAACTACTCTTTCAAAATCTCAGGTATTGGATACAATGCTTGATCTTCAGAAAGCAGGTAAAGGAATCACCTCTCAGCACATCGCTGAATTCGAAGTTACCAAAAATTTGAGTAACCCAGCAGTTCGTGCGCTTGTGATGGAAGAAGCTAAAAAGCGACATTCAAACTAAAAGGTTTTATTAAGGAGAACCTATGAACCAATATAATTTCGTAAATTTTGGAGAGGGATTCGGCGCAACTACTGCGAACGAAGTTGATGAACTCAACAAGGCCCTCGAAGCTGGCATTCCCTATGCCGGTGCCCCCAACACCCGAACTGGTGGTGGAGCGCTTCAAGTAGAATCTTTGGATTCTTCTCTGAAGTCTGTCACTTATGATATGAAACATCTCAAGTTGTGGCCGATGATCGATAAAGATCAAGCTTTCAACACTATCGAAGAGTACAACCGAACTGATGCTTACGGTGATCAAGGCCGTGGCTTCATTAAGGAAGGCGCTCTTCCCCGATCTGAAGATGCTTCTTACAGCCGTCAGATCCAAAGAGTGCGTTTCATCGGCGTTACTCGTGAGTTGACTCATGTGTACACGCTCGTTCGAAACGCTCACGGCGATGCTATCGCTCGTGAAATCAAGAACGGCACTATGCGAATCCTTGAGATCGTAGAGCGTGCATTGACTTCTGGTCGTGGACACTATGCGTCTGCTTCTGGAGTTTTTGACGGTGCTGACGCAGCCATCCTCGATGATGACACTGCTTGGGAAGGTCTTGATAAGCAGATCCGTAAAGGTAACACTGATGCTTCTGCTAAAGCTAAGGCTTTCACTGGTTACGGTGTTGAAGAAGATGTTATCCGCGACATCCGTGGCGATGTTATGGATTCTGATCTTCTTGAAGATGCTGCCCGAGTTGTCGGTGAAAACTTTGGTGTTCCGTCTGTAATGTTGATGGATACTAAAGCTCACTCTGACCTTGGCCGTCAGTTCTTCCCTAAAGAGCGTATCAACCCAATGGGTGTTGCCGCTGGTAAAGCTGGTTTCGTACTCCAGTCTTTCGTAGCCGCTGCTGGTGAATTCCAGTTGATGTCTAGCGTGTTCCAGCGTCCTAAGCGCACTCCTGCTGCTCCGTTGGCCGGAATCGCTGCTCCTGCTGCTCCTACTTTGTCTGTAGCTGTTGACGCTCTTTCAAAGATGACTGCTGCTGATGCTGGCACTTACACTTACCGTGTAACTGCTATCACTGAGGCAGGCGAAGGTCCTGTTTCTCCAGTTTCTGCTGCTCAGGCAGTTGCTGCTGGCGAGCGAGTGAATGTTGCTATCGCTGGTGTTGCTGGTGCTATCGCTTACGCGGTATACCGCTCTCCTCGTAACTCTGCAGTTGGACACGAGTTTATCGCGTTCGTAGCTCCTGCAGCAGTCGGTGGCGCAGCTACTCTCCGAGACCTTAACCACAAGCTTCCTGGTCTTTCTCAGGCTTACCTGTTGACTAAGGATGCAGAAGCTCTTCGCTTCAAGCAATTGGCTCCGTTGATGAAGATGGACCTTGCGGTTATCGCTACTGCGTACCGCTGGATGCAGCTCTTGTACGGAACTCCGATTGTTTATACTCCTCGCAAACACTTCCTTATTGAAAATATTGGAAGGTCTGCATAACCTTTAATGGTTAAGAATTAGGCAGAGAAATCTGCCTAATTTTTTACTTGAAAGCGGCACGACCGATATGAAAATTTGTTCTGTTTGTAAAATAGAAAAACTCGTAAGTGATTTTGCTAAAGATAAAAGAAAACCTCAAGGTGTTGGAGCTGAGTGTAAATCTTGTAAAAATGAAAGATCAAGAAATTATAGACGCGCTGGTAGAGATAAGATTTACAGACAAAGGGATGATGTAAAAGAAAGAAAGAAAGCTTTAAACAAGCTTCATTACAACAATAATAAACAGCAGTACTTTTATAATCATAGAAAGTGGATAGAAAACAACTATCTAAAATTTAGAAAGTATCAAACCGCTTATACGGCTGGGTACAGAGCTTATAAAAAATTAGCAACCCCAAAGTGGGCAAATAAAAAGGCTATTTTTGATTTTTATAAGAATTGCCCAGAAGGTATGGAGGTCGATCACATTATCCCTCTAAATCATCCCGAAATATGCGGATTGCATGTTATTGAGAATTTGCAATATCTGTCTAGAAGTGAAAACGCGATCAAAAATAACAACTGGGATGGAACTGTCGAAAATGACTCCTGGCGTAGCCTATTGAAAAAGTCCTAAATAGAGTGTTATATTAATACTAGGACCGCAATGGTCTTGTGATCACCCCTCCCATGGATCACTTCCTCCTCCTTGGCCCCTGGCGTTCTGTCAGGGGCTTTTTTTATAAAGACGCTTGCCTTTATGATAAACTTGATATAACCTGTGGTGTATGAAAGAGTTCAAGACAGACAACCTAGCTTTATGCCCATTTTTAGAAATGCACGGCCTAAAGTTCCTGCGTACCGAGGTTTCTGTAGGTAAGTATGATAAACCTACAGTTTTATTCGTGTTTCAGGATAATCTAGGACAAGGAAGAGACCTTCAACTAGATTTTATGAGGTCTGATTTCAAGAGGTACAGGGATTTACTTTTCTTTTTTAGAAATGAAATTGAAAAGGTAAATCGAACTATCACAAAAAAGAGGTCTTCACTAGAAGACGAATTAAACGAGGAAGAAGATGAGTAACCAACAAACTAATCTTAGAAAAGCTTCTAGAAACCCAAGCTCGATTGCTAACGATCAGCACAACGATGCTTCGGGAGTAAGCCGTTCTACAAATGGCGAGATTATAGCTGTAGACTTGATCGTACCAGATTCAAGTTTAGCTGCTGGAGTGGATGTTCCCGAGAGAGGAACACTAAGAGTTTGCAATACTAGTGGTTCAACTCAGTTTTTGTGGATCGGAGATCACGACACAGTTCCTGGCTCTGCCCCCACTATTGCTAATGGCCTAGCTCTTCCACCTAACCATGTTGCAATGTTGTTTACTGGCTTAGCTTCGAATGATCAAAAATCTTTAAGAATTAGATCTTCAAACGCAGCAGTACAAGTCGCGATCTGTAAACCTTAATAGAGGTCTAGATGCCTAATCAAAGGATTAGAGGCAATCAAATTACCGATCAGCGCACCATAATCCAAAATGAGCATGAGGAAAGAGCCGATGCTAAAAGGGTTTTGGTTGTAGATCAAGATGGTAATCCGATTACCAGTTCTAATCCTTTGCCTACGACTGCTGTAATTGAGGGCGATGTCTTAATCGACGGTTTGAGCATAGAAGACGCCGTAACAGGTGCAAGTGCAGAAGTTGATAATACAAGACGCTTGAGAACTCACGATGTAGAGCTAAAATCAGCAGTAGATGCGGTTTTAGCCGAGCTTCAAAATCCTTCAGAGTTAGCGACTGAAGGTACCTTACAAGATGTAGTTTCAGGTCTTGTAGATGTTTTAAATGCATTAAATGCTACACTTGAGATAAGGGATATCCAAGCTACTAGAGATAATATTCTGGTAGCCGGAACAGAAGATGGACAAGCAAACGGAACCTTAAGATATTTTGTAAACAATTTAAGAAAGCAAATCTTAGATTCCGCTGATCGAGAACGAAATGTTGTGTGGGCAGATTTTAGTAACAAACGCTTAAGAAGAGTTGTTCAATTTGATTACACAAGCTCAACTTTTCCTGGAGTTACTGCAAGAAAAGTTTTTAACTACACTTTAGTAGGTAATGAGTATAGATTCGACGGTGATGCTTGGAGCATTGTAATTTAGGAGAAGTATGAAAACAGTTAGAGCAAATCTTCTTGCAGATGTTGTTTCAATTTATGATCAAAATAAAACAACAATTCAAGGAAGAGTACTTTCAAAGATTGTAGATGGAGCCGAAGTTTTAGGTCCTCCCTTAAATCGTTTTGTAGATGTTCTTGCAGATACCGCAGGTACTGTTATACCAGTTTTAAGTTATATGTCTCCTAATGGTAGGTTATTTCATATCACTGCAGAGGCTGGCGGTATTGCGTCTATTAGTTGTCATACTGTAAATCTAACTAATGGCGCTGTCTCTTACAACGGTATTATTCGAATGAACTTAGCTGATCTTGCCGCGACTACTCATACTTACAGAGGCTTTAAAGTTTTAGACGACGGTGGCCCAACAGGCTGGAGAATATTTTTAGCTACTTCAGGTTCTGTAGCCATTAATGGTGGACTATATTGCGTTAACAATGTGGATTTAGCAGATTTTACTCCTGTAGGCCCTGGACCATTATTTCCTTTTGCAACTGGTTTAAATCAAAAAGCTACTTACTTTTTGCAAGATCCAGCAGCTATTGGAGTAGGTCAGTTAAACATCGCTTCTACTGGTGTTACTTTAGACCGACCAAACAATCGAGTGTATGTTCATAATGGCGTGTCTGCAACACATCAATTTTATGTCTATAGCACTAATGCCGCTTTAAACTGCCCTCTTTCTGCGGCAACCATAGATGCAGGTACGGATAGATTTACGATAGCTTCTCACGGTTTTGCAGACAATACGCCTATTTTCATTACAAATCTTTCTGGAGCTGCAGGTCTTACTAACAACACAACTTATTTTGTAAGAAACCCAACAGCAAACGATTTTCAAGTATCTGCAACTTCAGGCGGAGCAGCTATTAACATAACTACAGCAGGCACTGCGGATGTTTGCAGAGCTTTTGGCACCACTGGTTCAGCTTGGGTTCGTAAAACAGGAAATCTTCCTGCGCTTACTGGAACTTTGATACAAGCAGATTCAGAAGATTATGCAGTACCAGGACATACAAGTAACAGCGGTCAACCGTGTGTATTCTTCTGTACCACTTCTAACTTGTACTTAGGTCGCTTGAGCGAGTTAACTCCAGGTGCCACATCATGGCCATCTTTAGTTACATCTAATATTTTAGGAACAGTTAACCAAATCACCTCTCCTACGGTAACAATCGCTACTTGGTCAAATGTTTTAGATCGAGCTGTATACTTAACTAACAATAATATTTTGATCATGAAGCCGGTTGTTAACAATCAGATTGATAGAATTTTTGCTGGAATCAATAACAAATTTAGAGAAAATACTGTCAGTGATGTAGTTGAATTAGGTTTTGTCACCGCCGCAGCACTAGACATTGAAGATGGTTGGTGCGTGCTTACTGGAGCGACCGGCGTCACAGGTCAAAGAGGCACTATACTGGCCGATCTAAGATCGGATTCTTTATTTGATCACAGTTATATTATCACTAAAGTTCTAGATACACCAAGTTCTGTTTATAAATTTTTGACTACAACAGACAAGCTATTTGATGTTACTGGGTCTTTGAAGATTCAATATAGAACTTCTGGTTTTGGAAGTATATCTGGTGGTTGGACTAACATACCGTTTGCAGAAGATCTAACTCTTTTTGCCACTGGAACCCAAGTCCAATTTAAGATTTTGTTTGATACGCTTTCTTTAGACACCTGTATTCCTGCGCAACTTCAAGAGTTCTTTTTGGGATTAGAAAGTAATTTTGAAATCTCTGATAATTGGGAGTTTTCAAGAGACCTTTCTTCTAACCTTTCGCCATCGAGAGTAGCATTTAGGCTTAAAAAAGCTTATAGCACCAGTGTTCCTCAGTTGTTTTTTAGAGCTTACGATTTGTCAGATGCCTTGTTAGTTAACCATAATACTGTAGCTAATATTGCTAACTTTCAATACTCCACGGACAACGGTTTAACTTGGCTGCCTTTAGGCACAGTTCCAAATGTTGTTGGGACTTTGATTAGGTACACTTTCTCTTCACCTCCTGGTGTGGATATTAGACCGAGCCTTAAGGAGGATTAATGGCTGATATTTTAGTCAGCGACAGTTTTTATCAAGGCTCATCTCAAGCCTGCATAGTGGATCTAACTCCACCCACTTTTGCAGGACTTGTGGAGGCGCGTGTAGAATCCAGAGGTCAAATTAGAACCACCTGGGCCGCAGCATCAGACCCTAGCACTCCAATTTATTATGAGATCTATATCCAGGCTGGTTCAGCTTTTGGTCTTTTTAACTTAAGTAATATTGTAGGAATTACAGATAAGCTTCAATTTGATACTTGGACTACTCCTGATGGTCAATTTTTAGTAAACGGAACTATTTATCACTTAGGCGTCAGAGCTGTTGATGCTGTAGGAAATAGAGACACAAACTTAATCTCTGATTCTGTTATTTCCACTGGAGTATTCACATCGGCAGAAGTTTACAATGCAGAAGGTGCTTTTGCATTAAATGCTTCTGGACAATTTCAGGGGACTATTTGGGCTTTAAAAAACTCAATTCTTGCAACAAGTTCAAATTCAGTTTTAGGAACCGCATCTTATCAAGTTTTTGATAAAAACGGAATCGCCGTTGTCGGCATGTCTCAGTCAGGAATTATTGCGGACGCAAACGGTCAATTCAAAATCACTCCAGTAAACTCCTCTTTAAATCAAAACTTAGATCATTATATGGTTAGAGTTACTGTTGAGGTAGATGGGGCTGACCGATCTGATTATGTACCTTTAATCCAGCCGGTACCTGAATATGAAATTGACGGCGCGTTTGGTTTAACTACTGATAACGAATTAACTGGAACTTTCTGGGCATCCGCAGCAGAGCAAATAATCACAAATCCAGCAAGGCTTGGAACAGCCTCTTATCAAGTTTTTGATCAAAATGGAACCCTAGTTCCTGGAATGGCTGAGTCTGGTATTGTCGCCGATGCCAACGGCCAATTTAAAATTACTCCAGTTCTCAGCTCATTAACTGCCGATTTATCATTTTATATTGTGAGAGTTTCCGTTGAAGTCGATTCAGTTATTAGATCAGAGTACCTGCCTATACTCGGTAAAGTACCTTCTTACGAGTGTTTTGCCCACTTTAGCGTTAATGGATTAAATCAATTAATTGGATTTTTGTGGTGCGAAGCTGACGGTAAAGTTAAAAAAGGTGCCGCTCTTGGCACAGCAAGCTATACAGTTTACGACGCAGCAGGAACCCCAGTTCCAGGTTTAACTCAAATAGGTATTTCAGCAAATGTTGATGGTAGATTTTTAATTACCCCTGTTTCTGCCGCATTAATTACTGATCTAACTTATTTCTCAGTAACTCTAACTATAGAAGTGGACGGAGTCGTAAGAGAGTCGTTCCACGCCTTTAGCCCATTAGGATCATAGTATGGGAAAGTTACTGGCACCTCACAGTTCTAGAAAGTGGCAGATTTTAAAACGCGATATTAATAAGCGTTTTTTAGTTAACCAATCAAAAAGATCGCAGATTTTGATAGGGCCTTTTTCTGCTTTTACTGTTGGTGATCGTAGGTTAAAACTTGCCGCAGAGTTTGATACTTCAGATTTTGATAGTATTCGCTTAGCAGCTTACCTTTACAACTTAGATTTTGGAAGCGTTGACAACGCAGGCTCTTGCACTTTTAGAATTTTTAAAGTCACGACTCCGAATTGGACAGAAGAGTTGCTTACCGTAGTGACCGGCACACCCACTGTAAATAATTATTTTTTTGCTGATGTAAATCTTTCCGCTTTAACTTCGGCAGAACTGGATGGAGACTCCACCTTAATGGTGGAAGTAGTTTTGACTCGACTATCTAAAACTTTTAGAGATCGAATCTATGTTAACCACTTAGGATCTTATGACAGCATTGTAAGGCTGCGCTCTGATGTAAGATTCCTAGACTTAAACAAGTTGGATGAGTAATATGAGAAAGCACGCAGTTCTTGATGACAATACCGTAGTAGATATCAAGGTAATTTCTGAGTCTGAGTTTTCGGATTTAGCTAAAAAGCATCAATTAATTTTAGACATTCACGACTTACTAGTTGAACCAGAGTTAGGTTGGGTATTGGTAGGGAATCAACTTCAACCTTCTGCAAGTCAGATGCCTGATCTACCTAAGCTTATTAAATCACGAATTAAGCATTATCAAGATAACGCGAGTGAACTTCTTAGAGATCTTTACGCTGAAAACACTCTATTAGGTATCACGGTAGAGCAGTCAGATCAAATGTTTGATGATTTTGCCGATGTTCTAACTAGGATTCGAGAAGGAGCTTGGCCAACAGCCTTACACAGACTCTCTCAAAAGCAACCTTCTGGATTCGTAACACAAGAGATGATAAACCGCTGGTCAGCTCTTATAGCCTCTAGGATGCTGTAATGAAACTTATTGTTGGATTCTCAAGCCCAAAGTCTTGGAAGGTGGGTGCCGAAGCCATAAAGCTTTGGATTCAAAAACCTTATTCCCATGTTTTTGTAGCTTGGAAGTCTGACAAAATTAGTAGAGTATTAGTTTATCACGCCGCTCATGGAAGCGTTCATTTCTTGTCTATGGAACGGATGCTTCAAGAGAATAATCTTATAAAAGCTTATGAGATTGAGATTCAAGATGAGCAGCATGTAAAGCTTATGCAGCGCTGTATAGACCTTGCAGGTGAGGATTACGGTTATAAGGAATTAGCCAAGATCGTTATCAAAGATGCTTGTGATTTACTTGGATTTCAGTGTAAAATAATAGACAATAGCCGTGGTTATATTTGTTCTGAGCTGTTGGCAGAACTCCTGCTTGAACTAGGGGCAAAGTTTGATAGGCCGTCTTTTTTAGTACGACCTGACCACATAGAAGAAGCTCTAAAACAAATGAATAGCGTAGAAGTATAGAGGACTTATGAGTAAGCTTGATGAACAGTTAATTGCCAGAATGCTAGATAAGCTTGATAAAACCCACGAAGTAGTAACCTCTTTAGATAAAAAGCTAGATTTACATGTTCTTCGAACTGAGCAAGAGTTTGAGGCCATCAGGGTTTTAGACGCACATCAAAACGAGCTTTTGGCTGAGCACGCCAAAAGAAGCGATAGGCTGGAAGCTGACAATAAGCTTCGAGAAGCTGCTCTTAGAAAAGAAATGTCAGAAAATGTTCAAACGCTTGATAAACGCGTATCTGTTTTGGAAACTCCATGGAAATGGATTCTAACTACTAAGAAGGGTATCATTTGGCTTGCAGCCGTAGCCACTGCGGTAGCAGGTATTGTAGAGCTTATCAAGCTTTTAGGAGGTTAATGTGGTACTAACTCTAGATGTTGTATCCAGCAATCCTCAATTAAATTCGCACTCATTGGGAAAAGTGTTTAGCTTTGCTTCAGGTCAAACTGCAAAAGTTATCCTGCGTCTGTGGCAAGCAGACAAAAAAATCCGGTACATTCCAGACCCAGCCGCTGTTATCACAGTTGATTTAAAGCGCTCAGATAACACTATCTTAACTAAGACTTGCGCTTTTACTTTCGCCGATGACAGATCAATCGTAGAGTTTGAATTGTCCGAACTTGAGACAGCTCAAGTTATTGGGCAGAATTTAGTTGTAAAAATCGTAGAAGGATTGGATACTAAGTTTGCGGTATTGCAGTTTGGTCTGCAAAAAGTTATACTTGATGGAAGTTGCTAATGGCTAAGTTAAGAGCGTTTAAGAAAAAGGCAAATGTACAACTCACTAAAAACTTTAATAGTAGTGAGTTTGATTGCTCTTGCTCTAAATGCTCTGAGACTATAATTGACTTAGATCATGTAGAGGCTTTACAGAAGCTTCGTGACCGACTAGGCAGATCTATTAAAATTACTTCAGCCTACCGCTGCCCTGATCACAACAAAGCCGTTGGTGGAGCTACAAGCTCTAGACATGTAGTCGGCGACGCAACAGATATTACTGTAGCAGGTTTAACCCCTGACCAAGTAGCTGATATCTGCGAGCCAAGTTTTAACGGTCTTGGACGCTATGATACTTTTACGCACATCGATAGCAGGCCTCTTACAGTAAAGGGCAAAGCTCGTTGGGATTTTAGGAAGAAAAAATGAAAGCCTACAGCAAAGTTGAACAACTAGAGGCAGACTTAGAGTACGCAAGAAAAAATCCGAACGACATCTTGTTCTTTGAGCGCATGCTTGAAAAATATAAGAACTCTGATGAGCAAGTACAGAAAGCTCTAAAGGTTCTTTTGATGGACAGAATGTTGGAGTTTAATCCGATATTCTTAATTGAAAAAGTGGCAGAAGAAAATCCGCAAAAGATGATCTACTGCAACACACAAGAAGACCCTTTCTTTAGGGTTTAGGAATAAAAATGAGTTTTCAGTTTCCTCCAAATGCAGTTTCCTCTGCTGGCTTCTCAAGAGCAGAAGGTCTTATTACACCTGAGCAATTGAAGTTGCGCTATCTTTTTGGTATTGACATGACAGATGTCAAAGGAAACCCGATTCCTGATGAAGTTTATCAACATCACATTAACGCCGCAGTTTCGTATATTGAGCACAAGTTGGATGTTGTTATCTTTCCAACTGAGATAGTAGACAAGCACGACTATCGAGCCGTTGATTATCAAGAGTTCAACTTTTTACAATTAAAAAAGCGACCTGTTAAAGAAGTCACAACACTAAAAGCGAAGTTTCCTAATAACAGAGAGCTTGTGAACTTTCCTCCAGAGTGGTTTGTTGTTGAAAAGGAAGCTGCGCAGGTACAGCTAGCTCCGGTTCAGGGTACCTTTAATAGCTTGGTAATTACCCAGGGCGGCAGCTATGTTCCTATTATCTTTGGATCTAAAGATCATTGGCCGCACATGTTTGAAGTCACTTATACAGCAGGATTTTGTAATGATCAGATTCCTGTTATTCTTAATGAGATGATTGGCCTACAAGCCTCAATCTCTTTATTTGAGATGTTGGGTGATATCACTCTAGGAACTCCAATCGCCAGTGAGAATGTTAACATGGACGGCGCTGGAGTTGGTAAAGCTACAACAGCTTCGTCAAACTCAGGTCTTTACTCTGCTCGAATTGAATCTTATAGAAAAAAACTTGAAGAGTACATCAAAGTAGCGCACAAATATTATAATGGCTTTGCGTTTACAGTGCCGTAAGGATTTATGAAAACACCAAAAACTTTTGTAAAAGATTTTCTAGCCAAGTCTTACGATTTCCCAGATTCGCAGATCATCATTGATGCTAAAGATCAACAAGCTGCAGAAGAAGGAACTCCAAAGCCTTTTTTAGATAAACTTGCTTCTCAAATAAAGAAGGGCGAGCAGGTTCATAAGATTACCCTTCAAAAGGGAGTTTTGACTTTAGCTAACAAAGATGCAGGCCTTTTTAGCGGATTTTTTCAAGATGAGACTGGTCAGATAGTTGAAAAGTTTGACGCTCATACTCTTGCTATGGTCGCTAAAACCCTTATGGTTAAAGGTTGTGTTGGTGATTACGATCTTACACAGTCAGAAGGCGAGGACATGGAAGCTAAGCCGGTAGTCGCTGCGCCTGCTCAAGGTATGTCTCTTAAGATCAAGTTTGGTGATGTAGAATTAGAGCTTCGAAAGTCTATTAAAGCTTTCGTAGATGATTTTAAACATAAAAAGGCTGACCAAGAAGTTATTCGCAAAGCGCTTAAATCTTGGAGACGCAATCAAAAGTTTGCAGATTACAAATCAGACTCCGAAGCTGCTCAAGCTTTACTGACTGATTGGGATCTCTATAAAGAGTCTTTTCAGCAAACCTTGTTTGCGATTAAACAGATGTCGAGGAAGTAATGTCAACCATCAAGGATTTCATAAAATCCCGAAAGCTTGCCAAGCTCAAGGAAACCTTGATAAAAGGTAAGATGCCTGAGCAAGGCACTTATATTACTTTGTTCAACAACGATTACAAAGTCTTAACTCAACCGGACTCTAAGATCTGCATCCTAGAGGACATTAAGGCCAATAAGTTCGCTTATCCTCGTGAGAAGCTTTTATCAATGTTGAGTAAATCACTAGAGAATAGTGAGCTTGAGAAGGCTGATGGACCTAGGACCTTATCAGGGCCTAATAAGCTCGTAGCCCAGGTAGGGGAGAACGCCAAAAGCCCTAGCGCAAAGCCAGCAGCATCTGGTAATATGAAACAAGGAGATCCTGTAGGTACTATTAGGAACGGTCGTAAGAAGGTCGTAAGTAAGCGTACAGGGGAGACCATGTGGGTTAACATCGCTACAGGCGAAGCTCACGACTCCCACGAGGACGCCTCTCCTAAAAGAGCTGCTGGAGAAGACGCCAAACAACAAACCAAAGTGTTCTTTGATTCTCTTAAAGATAAGCTACACCCTGCCGATAAAATGAAGCTTCAGAGACAAATGGGTGAGCTAACTGAGCTAAAACAACGAGCTATGAACATGTTGGATACCGCGCATCAAGATGATAGAAGTAAGCTTCCAGAAGCTGGTATGACTAGAAAAAAGGTTTTTGCTTTGCAGGACGAGTATAGATCTGCTATGAAAAAGTTCAAAGAGGATCTGGTAGCTTCTGCTCAACGAAGAAAAAAGGAAGGACTGTAATGGACTCTAAACAGAAGATTAAGAAGCTCGTCCAAAAGCTCAAAGCTGAGCGTAAAAAGATGGATGAGCCAAAAGCCCCAAAAGAAAGCAAAAAGAAAGAGCAAGCCGATAAGCCTGAAAAAGAGCAGGCCGCAGTATATGTTGGCCCTAAAGGTGGAAAGTATATCCAGACCAAAACCGGAAAACGAAAGTACAAAGGTCCAGATTCTAAACCAGCTCAAAAAGATGACGCTAAAAAATCAATGATTTTAACAGAGGAGAAAAGAGTGGAAAAGCAAATTTCAGATTACGATGTGGCAATGTCCTTAGACGCTATGATGCGAGCAGCGCATGCTAAGCAAGATAAGGAAATGATGAAACGCTGTATGGAAGAAGTGCAAAAGCGTAAAAAACAGATTTCTTCTTTAATGAAAGACTTGAACATGAAAAAGTCTGAAGAAGTTAAAAAGCAAGTTGCAGGCCGTCTAGCAAAAGCTTTTAGTGAAAAGGAGATTACAGACTCTGAGCGTCAAAAGCTCATTGCTGTTGATGTTCTTTTAAAGGCCTTGCAAACAGTTGCTCCAGAAGCTGAGCAAGTTAAAGAAGCTGCTGGAACAGAGGTTGTAGAACCTAAGAAAGAAGTTAAGTTTGCTGATGGTTTGTTTCAAGATTACAGCATTGGTTCCGTTTTGTCTCATAGCAAAGAAGGCACAATCGTAGCTAACGCTAAACGACCGCCACAAGACTATGTAGCAAACGGAAGCAAGATTAACAACAAAGCTTACACAGAAGAAGAACTTAAGGCAGAAATTGCCGCACAAAAGAAATGAAAGATTTAATCTTAGACCTAGAAGAGGATATCTACTATCAGGAGTACGCCGAATCTCTAAGCAAAGGCGATATTACTCCTGATCATGATGAAGAGCTTTTTCTAGCCATGGAAGATCAATTTCCTAACTGGTCTGAGATGAGTGATGACGAGCTTGCCGAAGCGATTGAAAAGGCCAAACCTTTTCACGGCTATAACAAGAAGCGTCATTCACCTACTGGCGGTCTAAATGCTAAGTTTCGCGAGAAGTATAATCGAGAAACTGGATCAAAATTAAAAGCCCCTGTAACGGAGAAGAATCCAAAAGGAAAACGAGCTGGAAGAAGAAAAAGCTTCTGCGCTCGAATGTCGGGAGTAAAAGGACCGACTTCCAAAGATGGAAAATTAACTCCAAAAGGAGCCGCGCTAAAACGCTGGAGATGCTCAATGAAAAAATCTTTATCTGACGCAGTACATGAAATCTTTAAAAAGATGCCCGAAGATCTTCGTCAAGAGTTCTTGAATAATCAACAGTTACAAAATTATGTAATTGAGAAAGCTAAGAGCCGATGCTGGGCAGGATACAAACCTACTCCAGGTAAAAAACCGTACTCCGAAGGATCTTGTCAACCTGTCAGCAAAGCAGAAGATAAGAAGAAGCTGGCTGAAGAGCATAAGCGTTTAGTGAATGTTCTTGAGTCTCCCTCTCATGCAGACGACAAAAAAGAAGCTAAGATTCAGCGTAAAGAACTGAAAGAGTATGTAAAAGCTTATAAAGCAAGGAAACCCGAAGTTGAGTAAACCAGTAACACGCGGTATTGATGTTACTCGACTTGACCAGTTAGTTAAGGATCTGGGGGTTCGAGTCAGAGTTTGGAAGTCAACGACTTGCCCGAACATGACTTCTATTGAATCTTTTGATCATGATCCTAACTGCCCTATTTGCGAAAATAATATGATTGATTTTGACTGCTTTGAGACCATGGCTTTGTTTCAGCAGCAAGAATTAATTGAACAATTTAAGGTTCACGGAACTTTTAGCATTGACGAAGTAATGGCGACTTTTAGAGTTGGAGTTAGTCTTCAAACATTCTCTAGAGTAGACCTTCTTGATTTTAAAGAAAATTTCTACGAGCTAGTTCAGCGTCAAGATACGCCAATGTCTGGACCCATCGTCGATAAACTAAAGTATCCAGCTTGCGAAGTAAATGCGGTGTTTGTTGTTAGAAACAATCAAACTGTTAGGTTTCATCATGGAACAGATTTTGACTTAGATCAAAACGGCTCTATTAGATGGCTTGGAACAAACAGACCGCTTGATCGCGAGATCATGTCTATCTACTATAAGTACCACCCTGTTTTTAGAGTTACTAAGGCAGTACATAGAGACCGCTTTTCTCAGTATAATGTGGCCAAAGATTTAGCCAACTCTGACATCCCACAAAACGCTTACAAAGTTGTAGGCGATAAAACCTATGTCAAACTTCCTGAAACTTGGATCTTGCGTCGAGACTACCTGTTAGATAGAAAAGATAAAGCTACTGGTCAGGTTTTACGAAGAAACGACGACTACGATCCAAATGAAGATTAAAGCAAAGCTGGAATTATCAGCCGATCAACTTGTATCTGGTTTTAAAGAGAAGCTTGCTCTCATAGGTAGTGCTACGGCTTCTGCTTTGTATGATCGAGGTCGTCAGCTTGCAAGCCAAAGTTTTGGTCGCAGTGGATTTGCTAAATGGAATGCTGGGTATAAGTTTTCTAAAATCGATGATGGCATTTATGTCATCTCGGTCGAAGGTAAGCTTGCCAACATGATGGAAGACGGTATCAAGACCGGAGAGATCAGTAAAATGATCATGGAAGGTCCTCGTGCTCAGTATAATAAAGGTCAAAAAAAGAACTATGTAGATGTGCCTATCGGTAAAGATGCCGACTCAAGTGGTAACATCAGCATCCAAGGTCAAAAGCTACAAGTTCAGTCATTTAAAAGTGCAGACGATCTGATGGCCGCTTTCTCTAAACCAGAGAAGAAGCAAGTGAAGTTTTCAGCTCGTCCTGGGGTCAGAGAAGAGGAAAGAATAGTTCAAAGGGCCAAGGCGGTAGAAGGGTTGATTAGGTCTCAAAAGCCTAACTCAACCCAGACTTCTTACATGGTCCTTCGCAGGGTTACAGAGGACTCCACATGGCCTTCTAGCCCATACGAGGGGCAAGATATCCTTGGCAAGTTGGACTTGGAAGTTCAGAAAACATTTGATACTATAGTTGAAAGGCTTATAGGAGCATAGATGTCAGCGCCGCTAACAGAGTTTACAATCGAAACGGTTATTAGGGATGGTTTGGGTAATCTCCGAGCTAACCCTGCCGCTTTTGATGACCTGTTTAGCAAGTTTCGCTCTACCTTCTTTAATAACCAGTATGGGCAAGATCACATCAACAAGCTTAAGACCTACATTCAAAATAACCAAGTTAGAATAGTACACTCTTTTGCTCAAGTACCTACTGCTGTCCCTTGTATCTCGATACAGATCGTTAAGAGTTCGGAAACCCCTAAGCTTCAACAGTTTAGCAATGAGGCAGAGGATGTAGATACGCCTATAGCGCCTATTGTTAGGATTGCAGATGTGCAACCCCTTAGCTATGATACCGTTTCAGGAAAGCTTCAACTAGACCCAGGTACCGACCTTTCTAACCTATGCCCAGGTATGATCTTTAGGGATTCAAACGGCGTAGAATTCACAATCCGTAGTGGAAACAGTAACTTAGCTGGAAATAAGTATATTAATATCGGCTCTGGTGGAGAACCGGAACTGACGCTGCCTGGAGACATCATATCCAGTATAGGTAATCAGAGGATGTCTAGGCGTATGATTCGCTTAGAGGAGACTATCTCCCTAGGAGTTCATGCCAAAAACGATGTGCATATCGTTAAGTACCTTTATTATATTTTGACATACATCCTAAAGTCTCGAATGGACGCTTTAATTAATCGAGGAATTCATTTAGACTATGGGATAGGCGGTATCTTTGATAGAGTTGACGAGTACCAAGGCGAGAATGTATTTAGCCGGTTTATTGAGGTCAATTGTATTACGGAGTTTGACTGGGACCAAGAGCAGGTAGCTTTGATTGATTGTTTCGAATTAACGGTTAGGGCACCAGATGGAGTTACGCCCACTTCCACAACCAAGACCAGCCCAACTGATTCCTAATACGGTGAAAAGGCGTCATTTGCTGTGGTAAACTACAGGGTGTAATAATGAAGGACAAGAAACTAAAAAAAGAACAAGCAGAAGCTGATAATCTAATAGAAGCAGCCAAGGATTCTGAAGAGGTTGTCGAATTCGACATATATTTTCAAGTCCTGTTAAAAGATAGGTTAGTTCAGTCTCATCACAAACCTGCAATGCGACTTTACGCAGAACAGGCTGGAAAACTGAACGCAACTAAATCAGAGTTTGAAAAGCTCTTTAAGTCCTACTAAGAGGAGAAAAAATGGCAATCAAGGTAAATTTTAACGGTGCCAGTATCGCTAAGCCTGGAGCGTACTCTCAGACAAAAGTAAATCTGTCTGGTGGTTTTCCGCTTTCCACTACTGGAGTCGTAGCAATTATCGGCGAAGCGCTCGGCGGTGCTCCTGGCTCTGCTGACGGTGTACAAACTTTCACAAGCGAAGATCTTGCAGCTCTTATCGAGAAGTACAAGTCTGGTCCGATTGTTGACGCAGCGCGTATGCTGATTGCTCCTGCTCGTGACAATCGAGTAGCAAACGGCGCATCTTTGATTCGAGTTTACAAAACTAATGCAAGCACTCGTTCGCAACGAATGCTGCAAACAGCAGCTCCTGCTGGAGTTTTGTTGTTGAAGTCTTTGAACTTTGGAGAAGATGAAAATCTTATTAGCGTTTCCGTAGCAAACGGAAGCTCTGCCAACAATAAAGTTATCACTCTTAAAAAAGGTGGTTTGACAGAAACTCTTCCTGAAAATGCTTATCAATCAGTAATCTCTATTCAGTACACAGGTGCTGATGCAGCTTGCGCTGTAGAAGTTAAGTTGGTTGCTGGAGCAAAAGCGTTGGTTCTTGAAACAGGTTCGACACCTGCTGATGATCTTACTATCCCTCTGGCAAATAAGACTGTAGCTGACCTTGTAGCTTTGATTGACGCTTCTCCTGTATACACAGCAAGCTCTGCTCTGCCTAAGCCTGCTCAAGTTGCAGCTTCTGATCTTGACTGGGTTATGACTCCAGTTAGCGTTCTTTCTGCTGCTGTTTTGAGAAAAGCTCAAAAAGAACTTGCAGATATCATCAATGCAAGCTCAAGCTTAGTTTCTGCTGAGATTCAATCTGAAGTTGAAGGCTTGCCAGCTAACTTGGCTGCTAGCTTGTTGTCTGGCGGTGCTCGCGGAGCCTCCGCCAACTCGAACTTCCAAGCTGGTTTTGATGCTTTGCTTGCTGAGCGATGCAACATCGTTGTACCTCTTGTAGCACGAGATGCTTCAGCGTTGATTCCACTTGGCGATACAGACCCTGCTTCTACTTTCACTGTAGACGCAGTCAACCTGCAAGCTTTGACTCACTGTATTACAGCTTCGAATACTAAGAACCGATCTGAGCGAAACTGCTATGTTGCTAAAAAAGCTTCTTTTGCAGCCGCTCAAACCGCAGCTCAAAACTTGAATCACGAAAGAGCTTCTATGCTTTTTCAAGATGTTGAGATTTTGGGCGCAGACGGTAACTTGAAGTTTGTAGATCCTTGGGGAGCTTCTTGTCTAGTAGCTGGAATCCAAGCCGGAACTCCAGTCGGAACTCCTGCAACATTTAAGTTCATCAATGCTAACGCAATCAAGCACCAGGATTACAACTCAAAAACTCAGATTGACTTGGCAATCGATGCAGGCCTTGTTCCTCTTGAGCAAGCTGATAGCGGAGGCTTCCGAGTAGTAGTTCACAACACTACTTATGGAGTTGATCCTAACTTCGTATTTAACCGAGTATCTGTTCTTGAAGCTGCTGATTATGTTGCTTACAACTTGCGTCAACAACTTGAAGCGATTTTTGTTGGTAACAAAGCTGCCACAGGAACTGCACAAGCAATCCGAAACACTGTTATCGCTATCATGGATTCTTTCTTGCGAGCCGATATTATTGTTGGTGACGACACGAACGGTGGAACAGGATTCAAAGATCTATTGGTTAGCTTGAACGGTAATACCGCTTTGATCGATATTACTATCACTCCTGTACAAGGTGTTGACTTCATCTTGAGCAGAATTACTCTAGACAATATTCGTCAGAGCGCATAAGGTAGGTAACTATGGCTTTAACTAAAAAGCAACAAAAAGAGCTAGAGATCATGCTTTGCGACAAAAAAGCCGCAAAAGAAATGATCGCAGCCATGGATTCAGACGGCGTTCTTTCAAAAAGAACAGAACGAATTTTAGCAATCGGCTTGGCTAGCAAAGAGCTAGCTGCTGATGTTAAAGCTCAAATTGATGCTTCTGCTGGAAGTGTTAGCAAACAAAACGAAGAAGTTCTTGACATCGCTATGGCTTCAAAAGAGTCTGGTGACGCTCTTGAAGCTGAGATCGAGTCGTAATAGGAGAATAAGATGAGTTTAACTTCAACAGGCGCAAGAGTCGTATTTCGAGTCAACGGACAAAAAGTCGCTTTTGCCAACGCATTAAGTTATACAGTTGCACATCAACACCAACCTGTTGATGTCCTTGATCAGCTCGATCCAGTAGAGTACGCAGAGACTGGTTACACCGTAAACTTTTCTGTAAACCAATTTCGCGTTTCTAACCAATCAGCTATGGCAATCGGTCTTCGACCAAGATTCCAAGACATCCTGACTCAGCCTGAATTGACCGCTGAGCTTGTGGATCGTATCACTGGAACTACCTTGGCCTTGTTGCAACGAGTTAAGTGTACTGAAGAGAGCCTTAACATTGCTGCCCGAGACCTTGGTCAAGTGACCTTGAACTTCGTAGCTATCCGTATGGATGACGAAGGTTCGCTGTAATAGCGTCTCAAAATTAGACATCTCCTGGGGGTTGAGCGCCTAACGGTACTCAACCCTTTACTTTTTTAAGCCTAGGCGCTATCATGTGATATGATATAACTGTCGCCTAGTGCGGCAATAAATAAAAGAAAAGGAGAAAATATGATTAGCACACTTCCGTCCATGGAGACTTCTTTTACTATTGATGTAAAAGGCTCCGATACTGGACAATCCTATCAGGGCACTTTTACCTATAAACGCCCGAATTTACGAGCAAAATCTAACGCTGCAAAGCTAGCCGCCCGACTAAACGAGGACCTGGCTAACCTAGATCCTGATATGAAGTTTACTCATCAGATCTTGGCAGAGCTTCGTTTTTCTTTAGTTCAAAGCCCCGAGTGGTGGCAAAAGTCTGATTTTGGTCTAGAGCTTTTTGATGAGAATGTAATCTTTGAGATTTACAAAAACTGCGTTTCTTTCGAGAAAGAGTGGACTGATAAGGTCTGGGGAAAGCAGGACGAAAAGAAAGCTGAACTCAAAGAAGACCTTAAAAAGAAAGCTAAAGCAGAGAAGGCGCAGCAAGAACAAGACGAGGAGTAATGGCCAAATTAGGAGTCCTAGCCTTTATTAAGGCGGCTCACGCCATGCTTCACGCAGATACCAGCAATATGGAAGGCTTTGAGCGCTTCCTGGTATCCTGGTACTGTTTCAAGTATAATGTGCCGCCAAACGATTCCAAGCTCTTAGATATGACTCTAGAGGAGCTTGCTACCCTTTATTTTATGCACCGCATAAAAGAAGATCCTAACTTCGTTGCCGAGACTATTTCTGGTAAGGATGATTACGAAGAGTGGCTCAAGCAGGAAATGGGCGAGGACTACATTAGCGACGAAGAAATGGTCGAGCAAATGGTAGAATACGAACAGGGACAGATAGATAAAAGGACTAAGGATTTTAAACAATCCTCTGAGGACTTAAAAGCCGCAGTAAAGCGCCTTAAAGATTTGCCAGATAGAATTACTACACAATTTAAGTCAAGTAATTCTGAGGATTAGTAAGTGGCCGATTTAAAGAAGCAGTTAATTTTAGAAGTAAGCCTTGGTACTCAGAAGTTAAAAACTGAGATTGAAGCGCTTAAGAAAGATATCAAAGGTCTTGGTGCTACTGGCGCAGGGCCTGGTACTACTGGTTCAAAAGCTTTAAATGAAGATGCAAAGAAAGCTAAAGAGATTGCTGCTGCCTATAAGCAGAGAGATCGTGCTCGTCTTGAAGAAGATCGAGCGTACATGCGCCGTGAAAAAGAAATCACACGAGAGAAAGAGCGTAACAGCAAAAAACTTGAACAGAACTATGACAAGTTCAGGCAGAAAGAAGCTCAAGCATCTCAAAAAGACAAGCAAGAACTTGATAAGAAAACTCAAAACGAAATTAAAGCTTACGAAACTATTCAGAAACGAAGAGAGTATTTGAATAGTGACGAGTTTAAGCGTGATCAACTTCGTCGTCGTGCTCGTGCCAATATGGACGACAGAGAGCGTAGACGAGAAGAATCTTTAGAAGCACAAGCTGATCTTCGTAGACGCCTAAGAGATTTTAAAGCCTCTCGTAGAGGAGATCAAAGATCCGTTTTAGACATGATTCCTGGTGGACAAGCTTTGTCTCAAGGGATGGGTGGAATAGGTAGATTACTGCGTGGACCTATGGGCGTAGCAAGCGGTGCCTTAGCTGGAGTTGCTGGAGCAGGAATGCTTGGCGCTCAAGTTTTAAGTAACTACGATCAGATGAGAGTCCTTAGAGCTTCTCAAGCTTCCAGTATTGCTGGGTTAGCTAGGAGTGGTGACTTTGCTGGTGTAGGTATCATGCAGAATCAAGATATGCTTCGCGGAGGCATCGGAGCAATTCAAAGTGGATTGTTTGGTGCTGGTAAAGGCGCTCTGTACGGTGGCTTAGCAGGCGCTGGTATTGGCGGTCTAGCAGGTAGCTTGTTAGGTGGTGTCGGAGCAATTCCTGGAGCCATGCTTGGTGGTAAGATTGGAGCCGGAATCGGTACTGTAGTTGGCGGTGTATCTTCTTTGATGCCTGGATATGAACAAGCTCAAAAAGAAGAGCGTGAAAGGTTAATGTTAGAGACCCAACCTGTTCGCGACGCTATGGCTAGACAACGAGAGCTTTCTAATGTTCGTCGTCAAGTTGCTAGAAGAGCTGGTAGAAGTTTAGGCGGAGCAAACACAATGCAACGCTTAACTTCCTTACAATTCCTAGGAACTCAAGAGGGCTTCGGGCAAGAAGAAACATTGAATCAAATGATGCAGCTTGGCTCTTCAGTTGGAATGAACGAAGCAGCTACATCCCTTCCAAGATCACAATACTTCATGAATCGAACTGGCGTTGATGTTGGAACACAAGGCGCATTAAGAGAAGCAATTACTGGAGCAGAACGAGGATCTTTCGCTGGCTCTCAAGAAAAGATGGAAGCTATTATTCGTCGCGGAATGGCTTTCGGTATTAAAGATGGAAAGCTTGATCAGTATGCTCGAATTACAGCAGAAGCTGTAGAACGAAACGCTTCTTTAGGCGGAGTTCAAGATGCTGATGCTATTGCTGCAGAGCTTGCATCTAGAGCTAGAGGTCTTGCAGGTGAAGGCGATATAACGCAAGGAACTTTGGCAAGAGCAGCAGACATCCAGTCCACTATTCGTGATTTATCTTCGCAAACTCAAGGTGTTGCAGGCGCTGGAAACTTTTTAGCTATTCAAAAAGCCGCAAGAGAGTCTGGAGTAAATTTAGATCCTGCACAAATGCTTTTAATGGCTCAAGCCTCTAATAAAGGTGGCGGAGCTATGAAAGAGATCTTAGGTCGTTCAGGCCAATTCTCTGCAGAACAAATAGATAAGTTTGTTGGCGCAACCACAGCGAACAAAAGCAATCTTACAGAAATGTTTCCTGGTCTTAGTCAGGATATGCGAGATATCTTGGGCAACACTATGTTTGGTACCACAGAGCGTACTTTAGATGTTGCTAAATCTGGTCGCGGTGGTATGGGTGCTGCAGACGCTATTGACTTAGAAGGTCGAGGTACAGACCAAACCGGAAAAGAAGGCGACCTAAATAGAATTCAACAACAAGTAGACTTTCAAACTTTTCAATCTGGTATGGATAATATGAGTACCAGCATGAAGCAAGCTTCTACGACTATAAAAACATATTCAGAGATTATTGAAAGATCTGCAAAGAAACTTGAAGAAGTTATAAACAGACTTGATAGCAATAACTTAGGACAGTAATGAGCAACTTTCTTAGAAAACGAGATCCAGTTTTAAAGTTACCTGTGGCCGGAAAGTCGCAGGTCAATAGCTGTAAAATTTGGATTTATCGTTACGCTAATCCGGCTGTAAAAGGTTTGATACAGCTTGACGCTTCAGATAAAAACGGTATCTTTGGTGGTACAGTTGACGGCGCAGATTTTTCTACTCAAAGCGTAGTTAAGATTGATAACGATGTTGTTAGCTGCGATGTATCAAAAGGAAAAGATAATCCAGCAGGTACTTTTACTTTCACCTTAAAACAAGGCCGATCTGAACGAGGCGAACAGGCCACTAAAGGTAAGCAGTTAAATTACGCAGAACTTATAAATGTTGGCGATTGGGTAACTATCTGGATGAAGAAAGGTTTGCCTGCAGACATCCCTGAAAACGCCTCTACAAGTTCTGGCCTCAAGATGATTGGCTTTATAGAAGATGTAACAGTTATAGAAAGGGACGACCCAGCAACAGGAGTTCCTTATTTAGAGTATGTAATTACTGGCTCTGATATTGGAAAAGTCTTTCTTACTAATTTGTATTTTAATCCTGTTTTAAAGAATGCTCAGATCTCTTCTTTGTTAGGTACTTACTTCATGGGAGATTCTCAGAAGCTTGCTGATTATGCAAAAAAGAACGGTAGAGGCGATAAAGGTCTTGCCACACCAGACAAGATGGTAACAAGTATTGCTACCTTCATGTTAGGCGGAAACCTAGACAAGCTTTCTGCAAGTCATCAAAACTGGTACATACCAAAAGAGCTTCTAGCTACAGTAAAAGGCACCCCACAAAAAAACCAACCTGCAGTAATTGACATCCTTGATGTACAAACTCAGGTTGGAGTACACAAGTATGGAACTAACGGAAGTTTTTCTGGCGTCAGCCCTTTACTAGGTGAAACTATATTCCCAACACTTCCATCTCAAGGAACTATCTGGCAGGTAATGACTTTTGTTCAAAATCCTTCTTTGAATGAGATGTATGTTGATCTAGTGCCCAAGTCTGGAAAACTAGTTCCCAGTCTTGTTTGTAGGCAGCTTCCATTTTCAAGCAAACCTAATTCATCTACATACGCTTTTAAAGATTCCAAGGTTAAAGATGCGGCTGCCGAGATTCAAAAGACTTTTTTTGTAGATCTTCCAAGACAGCAGATCAATAGTGTGGATATTAAAGAAAAATCTATCACGAAAACAAACAGAGATCGAGTAAACCAAATCGTCGTTGCTCCTGAGTTTGTTGGGCAAGAGGTTGGCGCTTTGTATGTTTCACTTTTAAATGTTCCTTCTATTAAGAGGTACGGTTTAAAAAGTTTTGAGTTCAGAACTAACTACACATTCAGCGAAACTTTACAAGATAATAAAATCGTAAAGATTTCTGCAGCTTTGTTAGCTGACTGGTTGTTCAAAGGTCACATGCTTTATAAAGGCAGGCTTAGAATTGATGGTCCAAATACTTACTTCTCTGTGGGTAGTAACTTAGAGATCGTTGATCAAAAACAACTTTACCATATCGAGTCTGTAGAGTATTCTTTTAGACAGATGAGTAATGGTATGAATTCTTATGAAGCTGTCGTACAAGTTAGCCATGGTATATCTTCGGATGGATCTTTCTTACAAAGCTTTGCAGATCTTGGAGCGGTAGGGTCTTCTATCGTTACCGGAGCATTTGAAAATACTAACTCAAGCAGAGGACGAGGAGGCTACGGTGATCAATAAAGTAGCCGCTCAACGAGGAGGCGGAGCTTTCTCGATAGGTAATCAGCTCTTGCGAGGTCAAGTGTTAAGAGTAATTCCGGTAGACTCTAAAGAGAATACTTCTGGAGGCTCTTATGTTCAATATGAAGTTGCTTTAGAGAACGGCAAAGGCGGAGTTAGTAATGTATTTGCTCGACGAATGTCTTCTGTCTATGGGGCTAACGACTACGAGGAAGAGATCTTAGAACCGGCTGATTTTGCTTTTAAAGGTGCCAACGACAACACCAATAACTTTGGTAATAGAAATGGTGCAATCGTAGTCGTGTCATTCCTTAATGGAAACATAAATGACCCAGTAATCCTGGGATCAATTACGCATCCTAAAAAACCAGGAGCTAAAAAGGACGACGGTATTAGGTATGTGAAGTTGTTTCGTGGCGTAAAAGTAGAGATCAATAAAGACGGCGAATGGTCCGTGACCTATCAGTCACCTTATAATCCAGATGGTAAGTTAAAAGCTGAAGATACAGGGCCGTCATTTATCAAGCTTGATAAAACTGGAAGCCTTGATATCAACTTGAAAAAGGGAACTATAAAACAGAAGCACGATGTTGTTTCTGAAAAGACTGATTTTGAATACAAGACTGGTTTGAAGGTTACATACGACGGTAAAGGAGACAAGGTTACTTTTACTACGAAAGGCGGAACAAAAGTTGAAATCGACGGTACTAAAAAAGTTACTGTTACCGCTGGATCAAGTATTGTAACGATCAAAGATGGAAAGATCGAACTTAGTGGCGATCTAGTAGATGTTGGTACTGGCGCTTCTGCTTTGGCAGTTTTGGGACCGCAACTAATCTCATGGCTCACCTCTCACACGCATCTCTACAATCCTGGACCTGGAGGCCCAACTCCAAGTCAGCCGCCAACGGTTCCTCCACCAACTTCTTTGTTAAGCAAGTCTGTAAAGTTGAAGGATTAATATGGCAAAACCAACTCCAACTCCAGATCAATTAGCAGCATTAAACGCAGAGGTAGCAGGAAATACTGCGCAGTCAAATGCTATTGCTGACTCCGTGCCGTTACAAGATCCGATCATAGATCAAAAGCAAAAAGTTGATGACGCTTTCAAAGCGTTGTTTAATTACTACAACGACTCCATAATCAAAAAGTATGATGCTGAACGCAGGGCGTTGAACGGAAGCTTTATCGTTAACCCAGTCGTTGAAGCCGACATCATAGCGGTAGGAAGTAACCCCATCAGCGGCAGACTCGCTCCTACTCCACCTGCCGTAGATATAGTTCGTATTCCTGAGTTCGACGGCACAGCATACACCAGCACTGATCCTATCAATGAGCAGCAGTTAATCCTAGATCAAGAAGATGTTGAGGATGTGTTGCAAAATGGGTATGGTCCTGGCACTTACCCTATGACTCTGGAAACTAAGACTGCTTTGACTCCTACTAGCACAACCCTAGAGTTAGAGGACGCTTCTAGTCCTATCTCTGGTATAGTCGCAGGAACCGTGTTCTTGGTCATCGATGGCGGAGACTTGGCAGTTGTTAAGGTTTTAACGGCAACCCCTGTGGTAAGTCCACCGCCTCCTCCATACGGTTTAAACCTGACTATTGAGCTAATCGTACCTCCTTCAGGTACCATCGCGGCAGGAGCTAACCTGGAGTCGTTCACAGGGTTCACTAATCCAGAACGAACTACTAAAGTAGCCTCGGACCCCGATTTTCAACCTCTTATGGACTATTTAATTAGTCTACTTGAGGATAAAATAAATGACCGAATTAGTAAACTAAATGATCAGTTGTCGGCTATAACCTCTAACGATGACCCAGATGCAGTAGCGGAACTGGCTTCTGCAGCTAGCAATATAAACGCCAGTAGCACTTTTTTAACGAACTACCTTCTGACTACAGATATCTCAAACACAGGTTTGGCTTCTTTAGCGTCAGAGAGGGGTACTAGGTCTGGACAGGTGACTGCTCGGTTAGCCGAGATACTGGCAGCTTATACAGGGCAAACTGAAGATTATTATGAGCAACGCTATCAGATAGCAAATAACAGAGGTAATACTCAGCGAGGAACGCTACGCTTGCTGGAAAATGCCAAAAGTGTAAAGACAACTTTACAGGGGCTGAATGCCGGATTGCTGTCGGCTAACGCAGCTTTAAGTAGCATTATCCCCTAATGATGTGGTATTCTTAAGGGATAAAAATAAAAATATAGGAAGAAAATAATGGCGTTTCCACAGTTTGGTCCTTTTGGCAAGATAGTCGAGGACTTCACAAAATCCTTAAATGATATTTTTGGCAGAGCCAATCCTGGCGGCTCTGGTAAAGCTGCTTTAGTTAATAGATCCAAGTACTTACCTGGATTCGATGCTACCAAGTGGACTGGAAACAACAACCGAACAGGTGAGCAAAGGCTTCGCTACGGTTTTCGAAAGATCTCCCTATCCCAATTAAACGGTGCTGTAAACGGCGGCTCTTTATCCGGCGCACCCACATATTACCTTGACATCCCTCCACAAGCGATCACTCAAAAGGAAAACTTCGCCACAAATATTCAAGCGACTCGCAGGGGCGTGATAGTTGAGTCCGAAGGTATTGTTTTTAAAGACATTATCATTCAAGGTACTACTGGAGTATTTCCTGGAAAGCGCGATTCATTTGGAGGCGCTCAAGCAAACTTTAGCGACTTCACGGCTCCACCTTCTAGAAAAGGCGGAGTGTCTAGTGATGGTAAGTCTGGATCTTCTACTGTAGTCTCTGGTTATGAAGAGTTTCTATCTCTTAGAGCTTTCTTTGTTCAGTACTCTGAGGAGAAAGTTCAAGCTCGTGGTGATCTGTTTTTAGTATTCATTAACGAAAAAGATCAACAAGCTCTGCTAGTTGAGCCGCTTGAGTTCGTCATGGAGCGTAATTCAAAAGCTCCAATGCAGTATCAATATAGAATCGTTTTAAAATGTATCGGCGTTCTTGATGCAGCGTTAGAATCAAAAGCTAAAAGCAAACCTACTCCTGACTCTCTTTTAAATCAGATTGCCAATGTATCTGCTAACGCTACAGCCGCTATTCAACAGTTTCGAGCCGCTGTAGGAGCAACGAACCAGTTAGTACAATCTATCTCGCAGGAGATCGATAAGACTTTTATCAATCCGCTGCGACTGCTGGGTACCGCTTTAAAAGATGTTGCCGAAGCCAGAAAGAATGTACTTACTAGCTCTGCAGCTTTACGACGAAACTTAAATGAATCTTTACTCTCAATTGAAGAAGCTAGGTTTGATCAAACTATTGAAAACCTTATTAAAGATGCAACACTAATAAATACTGTGCAAGCTAACTCTAGTGGGTTTTCTGCTTCTTCTGGAGTAGTCAGTCAAGGGGTTATATCTCAGCGAGGCGTAACTGACAGCTTTACTTCTAACAAGCTACTCTCTGATGCGCAGGCAGAAAACTTCATTAGAACTTCGGTAACAACACTTGAGCAATCTGCTCAAGAACCCTTACCTAAAGCGTATGTGCAAGACCTGCGTGACCAGGCCAAAAGCTTGGCAGACGATATTGCTGATGCTCTTAATCTAGGAAACGAAGATTACGACACCATTCAGAACCGAACTCCTACGATCATTGCTAACCCTTTAAAGACTGCGACCTCTGAGGAATACTTGCTGCTAGGCTCTACTCAAAGGCTTGTAGCGGCATTAGATCAAGTGTTAGCGACTAACAATCTATTCCAGCAAGATATTCAGGATGACTTCGAAGACAGACAAGCCTTACTTAAGAACATCGTGGACTTTCAGGCTCCTGCAACAGTCAGAGAGGTCACTATCGAGCAAGGAGACACCTTGGAGAAGATCGCACTTCGAGCTTATGGTGATGTTCTGCGCTGGCCTGATTTGGCAGTTTTAAACAACCTGAAGTACCCTTATATCGCTGAAACGAAAGCTGATGGGGTAAAGATTCCTGGCGAAAAGCTTTTGATAGGTAATAATTAATGGGCGTTCTAAGAAATAGACAATATAATATAACTAAGGGCTTGTCTCAAACTGAGAAAGAGCTTGGCGTTGACTTAAAGATCAACGGTGACGGCGACTTAGAGATGAGCAATCTCAAAGATCTAAAGCTCGTAGCAGGCGCTCCAAACGCAGGTCAAGCTCTAAGACTTAAGTTAGAAATTGAACAAGGCTCTTTACCTTTTCATCCCAACATTGGGACTACCTTACAAATAGGCGAAAAGACTAAAGATGCTTTTGCAATAAAAACTTCGGCTTTGAATTCGATCTTGACAGATCCAAGATTTGAAAGTGCCCGAGTAAATGTGTCAGTACTAGGAGGCACCTATGTACTTGACATCTTTGTTAGACTAAGGAATACTGATCTTGAAGTGCCAGTGCAACTGGCGTTAGTGGAGTAATATGGCTTTCACACCTAAAGCACCTGGAGAAATAGTAGCTGGGATGGCCGCGATGGTTTCGGCCAATACGCCTATCAACGACTTCACACCTGGCTCCGTAATATTAACTTTACTTGAAGCAGCAGCCCAAGAAGATTTCCAACAGTATGTAGCAATGCTGGAGATCATTCTAGGTTACAACCTAGATACTACAACTGGTACTGATCTTGATAATCGAGCCAGAGAGTTTGGTTTAACACGACTGCAAGCTCAACCCCACAGCGGTTATATTGCCGTAATCGATACTCGTTTTAATAAAATATCAAGCAAGATCTACGCAGGTCTACCAGGACCTACAGCAGGATCGAACACCGTAAATGTAGATGATGCATCTTCATTCCCTGCGACCGGAGCAGTTTATGTAGGTCGAGGTTCTGCCAACGCAGAGTCCATCATCGCTTACTCTACTGCACCTGTTAACAATGGCGCTTACTGGACCATCACATTAGACACAACATTCACAAAGGACCACGGCACAGATGAAACAGTTATCCTTGCTCAATTTGGCGATAGAAGTATCCCTGCTGGAACAGAGGTCAGGATTCCTGCTAACGATTTTAGCGAAGCAGTTCTTTTTGAGTTAAACCAAGAAGTAACGCTTTTGGATGGTGAGAACAGAATTGATAATGTGCTTGTCACAGCTATCCAATCTGGAGCTTTCACTGTCCCTTCTGACTCTATCATCGAGTTTGTTAATGAGCCTTTTACAGGAGCAGTGGTTACAAACCCACTTCCGTTTGTAAATGGTCGAGATGTTGAGTCCGATCAAGAGCTTCGTGACCGAATCAGAAACACTATTCAGTCACTCTCTCGTGGAACTTCAGATTCTATTCGAACTCGAATCATCGGAATCGTAGATCCAAACTCCAACTCTCGAATCGTATCTGCTAACATTATTCCTCCAGTTATCTTGGCTGACGGCCCCACAAAGGTTTATATCGATAACGGTAGGGGATTAGAGCCAGAACTCGCTCCCACTGGTCTTGAAACTTTGATCAGCAAAGCTACAGGCGGAGAGACTTTCTTTCAGCTACAGCAATTCCCTCTTGTAAAGGCTAACCTTATCTCTCAACTTGGCGAGCCATTTAACTTGGTTGGTGGAGAGACTCTTATCACTAAGGTCGGAAATGAAGAAGAGGTTTTCACTTTCGTTTCTTCAGACTTTAGAACTCCTGGTAAAGCAAAAGCAGTAGAAGTTTCTCAAGCTATCAATAAGCGTTCTAACCTCATCGAGGCTCGAACTATTACTGAAGGCTCTTTGAGAAAGATCTTCATCACTCCTATTGCTCGTACAAACGAAGAGTGCTCTATCTCAGAAGCTTCTACAGCCCAGCCAGCTTTTAACTTTAATACCAAAACCGTATTCACAGCTAAGCTGTACAAAAACGATAAACTATTATCTAAAGATGGAACTACGGCCTCTGTCATCAGTGATGCTCAGCCGTTTGATCTTTCTACTACTGTGACCACAACTACGGATGGCGATTTTACTTTGGCTTCAGGTCAGCGTATCGTTTCTAAGAGCGCCCCTGGTATCGGTGTTAATTCTATTCTTGAGAACATTCACCCAGGCGATTATGTAAAATTGTCTACAGACCCAGATATCTTTTATACAAAGGTTCAAACTATCGTAGATGCTCAAAAACTAATCCTGGCAACTAACTATCCTATTGGTGGATCTGGCTCAGGTGATCTTGTTATCTGGAACTCTCCGCAACTTGAAGTTGCTTCAAACGGTGAAGATGATGATACAGAGCTGGTCAGTTTTGGACCAAACGATTTTTCCAACGCAAACCAAGCTTTGGCGTCAGAGGTTGTAGGCCGCACAGACATTGAGATTCATCAATCTAAGGTTCAGCTCGCAGTGAATTCAACTCGCATGAGCTTGATCTCAGAGGTTGAAAACAGCGCAGCTTCCTCTATGAGAATCATCGGCGGCGGAGCCGCATTAGAATTAGGATTTTGTAATTCATCTCCGATCACCGGAACAATCACCTTTACTGGTGGCTCTAAAGTTGTAACTGGAGTAGGGACTCAATTCCTAAGCGATCTTGTTGAAGGTCAGTGGATTAAACTTAATCTTCATGGTAAAGGTTCTTGGACTAAAGTAGAGACTATAGAAAGTGATACCATCGCATACCTGAAAGAAGGATACAGAGGTTCAAACGCTTCTGGTGCAGCAAGTCGAATCAATCTTGGAAACATCTCGCAAGGAACTAACCGAGATTACATCTTAAATAGATCTAACGGTCAGATTGAGCTTTTATCACCTCTTCAAGAGAACGATACCTTGACAATCGGTTCTATTAACACTAGAGCTTTTGTGGACTCTCTGCCAGAGACTTTCAACTTTGGTCTGGGTTCTTCTACGCTCATCGTAAGAATGAACAAGGGGTTTGTTGGTTCTGTTGCTACAGGAGATCTAATTTCTCCTTACGATAGCTTGGTTTCTGAACAGCTTAAAAATTATCCTTCAGGTTTCTTCATTGGATTCCACTTAGAGTTTACTAGTGGTAGCAACATTGGACAAACCGCAACTGTATCTGGTTATAACCCAGTATCAGGCCAAATCAGTTTCGTAGGAACTCCTGTTACAGATCCTATCGTTAATGGCGATAAGTTCGTTCTTTCTCAAGTTCTTACATTTAATCACGCAGTTGATTTTGCTGATCCTGCTAATGCTACAGCACAAGAAGTAGTTGATGCTATCAACAGTCAGCTTCTCGGCGGTGTCGCAAAGCTAAAAGAAGTAAATAACGCCGTTAGACTTCAGACCACTTCTTTCTCGGCAGATGGAGCTATTCAGGTCATTGGCGGTTCAGCTAATTTGATCTTAAACTTCTCAACGGATGAGCAAGTAAACCAAGAAGCTAACTTGGCCTTCTCACTTTCTAATAACTCAGATCGGCAAGGTTTAGATGGAGCTTTGGGTTACACACTTGGACCAAATCAATCACTTGTGGTGATCGGTGACGGTGATGTAGTTAATAAGACCTTCGTAGTTCCTATGTCTATAAGCGGAAGCGTGACTACAGGCGGAAGCGGTACATTTACAGCTTTTGGACTTGTATCTAGCTATCCAGATGATGATTACTTCAATGACTTCTGGGTTTACTGGACTAGTGGATTACTTGAAGGTCGCTTACAAAGAGTTACTGGCTATAACGGTACTACTGGACAATTCACAGTAGCCGATGTATTCCCTGCTGTAGTAGGAGCTTCTTCGGTTGGTGATTCTTTTGCTTTGGTTCCAAGAACTGCAGAAAACATCGCTAAGCATTTACAAGATTTGAACATCACTACAATCTCCACAGCTATCGATCCAGAAGTGACTGGTATCAGTGGTGACTTCGTACAGTTGGTTACTAAGACTGCAGGGTCACTTGGTAAGGTTTTTGTTTCTGGCGGAACTGCGAACTCAATTGATATTGCAATTCAAAGTATTGTCGCAGGCGCACCTACTAACGATGTGACTGTAAACTCTATCGCTGGTTTGGCTAAAGGTCTGCCAGTTAACCTTAGAGCGGCAGGAAGCGTGACTGTTGGAGACAACGCAGCTCCTTATGATACTTTTACTTCTGCGGCCTTTATTACAGCTTTACCTGCATACTTTGACGGTCTTGAGCTTGAGTTTACCTCTGGCTTGAATGCCGGACATAAGTCTGAAATTGCAAGTTACGATAATACTACTGGTGAGTTTGTTCTAGTAGACGCTGCACCAAATGAGATTGCTGCAAGTGATAAGTTTGCAATCAACCGTTTGGCTTTTATTGCAAACATCACAGGTTCAACTGCACCTTACACTATCAACTTGGTTGACAGTGCTAATGCGGTTATTGATGTTTCAGGTTACACTTCTGAACGGCTTGGAGCCATCGTGGACTTCAATGGTTTGAATTTTGAAAGACTTCAAATCGAAGGAACAGACGGCTATAAGTACTACACTGGATTGATCCAGTTGGCACAGTGGACTATTGACGGCCTTGACAGAGACCCATCAAACTTCCCAGGTATCGGAGCAGCAGGAACACAATTTGAAGTTATCCCTCCTGTTTTGATCAATGTTCGTTTGATCGTAGACATTACGACAGACGAAGGTGTCAGCTTGTCTTCAGTACTAAATCAGGTATCAAGCGCAATTCTTGGATATGTAAACTCTCGTAGAGTTGGTCAAGATGTCGTGTTGTCGGAGATCGTAGCTGCAGCCCAATCCGTAAACGGAATCTTTGATGTCAAGGTCACTAATCACACTGAGAACATCGTTGTTGCAGATGGTGAGTTAGCTCGCCTTGCTGACGAAGACTTAATCATCGGGTAATTATGAGCGATAAGTTTAAACGACTAGTAAAATCTATCCCTTCGCTTTATAGACCGGAAGTCAATACAATGATTGGCGGTCTTTTAAAGGCGTGGGGTATATCGGATGATGATGTAGTCGTACAGCTTAAAGAGGCCAAAGATCAGATCTATGTTACAAAAGCTTCTGATCGATATCTAGATTTTCTCGCAAACAATGTCGGCGTAAGTAGAACTGCAGAACTTGGAATCGAGGATTCAGACTTTAGAAATCTAGTTCCGGTTCTTTCTTATTTTCCAAAACAAGTTCGTCAAACTATTATTGCCCTTCTTGATGTTTTCTGGGGTGCAGGTTTTACTAGACCTAACATTAACAGTCAGAACAACGAACCTTACAACTTAGCTGATATTTTACCTTTGACTGGAACTTTAACTTTCAATCGAGGATCAGATCGAGTCGTAGGTTCTGGCACTGCATTTCTTACTGAAGTTCAACCAGGCCAGTACATTAAACCTACGAGCGCAGCAGGCGATCAGTATGTTAAGGTTTCTGCGGTTATTGATAACAACAACCTGTTGATCAGCTCTGTTCCAGCGAACATGCCTACATCTGTTGGCGTTACTGCGGTTGTAGCAAATGTACTAGAGTTGGAGTACGAGATTGATAATGGTCGAGATCGAAGGAAGATTAGGTTTAAGCCAAACCTATTTAATAATCTAGCAGCGGCTACAGCACAAGAGATCACAAACGCGATCAACAACGATCCTGAGCACAACAAGAATATTACAGCATCAGTGTTTATCGACCCATTGACTGGTAACAAACTCAACTTAAGAACAAACACTCCTGGGCTTCAAGGTAGTATTCAAGTTCTTGGTGGTTCAGCAAACGGTTTGTCCAGATTAAACTTTATCTTAGATAAACAGACAGAAGTCCGTGCTGCGGTGTATGAAGTTAATCCCAACGAGATCGTCGTAAGGATTCCTTCTTCTGTTCCAGTTCTTAGAAGAAAGCTACAAGGTTCTGCTCACCCTAAAGAAACAAAAACTGAGATCTTCTCAAACTCTCAGACCTTTAACTTCACAGGACCGTCCTCAACTTTATTGTTGACAGTAGACTCTATACCATATACTGTGACCTTCAACCATGCGACCGACTTCGCCGATCAAACCGCTGCCACTGCAGAGGAAGTCTCACGAGTCATCAACGCTCAGGTACCTTTCTTAGAAGCCTTTTATGACGCACGGCAGCAACGAAACAAGGTAGGCCTTAGAACCCGAGAAGGCGCAATGGAGTACCAAATTACTGGTGGCACAGCCAACGCGGTTCTTGGTTTTTCCACTGCTTTACAAGAAGATCCAGACATCATCATTCCTACCTACCCTTCCGCTTACATCTTTGATCCAACTGGTCAACTTTTCACCGTGACAGGTCGAGTAGCTACCACGACGGTACAAATCGATGAGGGTACTATTAGCCCTACCCTAGCTTTAAGCGATGCCTCTCAGTTCCCTAATCAACCTGGATTATTTCTGCTAAACTTTGGTAGAGCGGATCAAGAAGGTCCGGTTCAGTATAATAGTAGACCGAATAACTCAAGTTTACTTATTGACGCCTCTTATATCTTTCAAAAGGCTCACCAGTCGGGATCTTTAATAAACTTCGTAGATAATACGCCTACGATACCTAGAGTCACCGGAGATGATTACCCTGTATATGTGACAGGCACTTCGGAAGCTCGTCAGGCTGCAGAAGCCTTAA